TCTGGTTCTGGTTCTGGTTCTGGTTCTGGTTCTGGTTCTGGTTCTGGTTCTGGTTCTGGTTCTGGTTCTGGTTCTGGTTCTGGTTCTGGTTCTGGTTCTGGTTCTGGTTCTCTTTCTTTCTCTTCTTCAATCGCCGATGATGATGATGATGATTCAATTTCAATAGTAGTCTCCATATTATGATGTATGTTTTATATATTATTTAGTAAATAATATTTAAATCATTTTAATGTCTATATGTTTCCTCATTATTAGAGAACCACAATACAATGATGGGCGAGAGAACTTATACAATGTAATAATATATGGGATTGTGTGGATATTTGTTTATCTGGATGATAACAGAATTGTTGGGTATAATATCCATAAACGAATAAAATAAAGGTGGCAATAAATGCCGATACTATGATGGATATATAGATAAAGTTCTCTATGGTGGATTTACAATAGATAATATATCCACCATAGAATATTATTGATCCTATGGCACATTTATCGATGAATAGTGTATAAATAGTATATGTAGAATGGAAAAGTAGGGATGTTATTGTGAGTAGTAAAAAGAGAGTAGAATAGAGAATATAATTATAATAATAGGCGGATATAGAATTGGTAAGAAATAACAATGAGGAAAAACATAATATATTGTGAGTATATGTGAGCAGTGGGGGGGCATATTCTGGCATTTTATTAATCACTGTATTGGTATTGTCTTGTTCTTCTTGTTCTTCTTGTTCTTCTTGTTCTTCTTGTTCTTCTTGTCCAAGAACAAGAACAAGGTTCTCTTTTTCACCATCCACCATTTTCCAAATATCACCCTCTTCCTCCTCTTCCTCCTCTTCACCATCCTCTTTTTCTAGGTTCTCTTCTTCCTCTTCCTCCTCTTCCTCCTCTTCCTCCTCTTCACCATCCTCTTTTTCTAGGTTCTCTTCACCATCCTCTTTTTCTAGGTTCTCTTCACCATCCTCTTTTTCTAGGTTCTCTTCTTCCTCTTCCTCCTCTTCCTCCTCTTCCTCCTCTTCACCATCCTCTTTTTCTAGGTTCTCTTCACCATCCTCTTTTTCTAGGTTCTCTTCTTCCTCTTCACCTTCATTATGATTGACACTAGAGAACTCCATTCTTTATTCTTGTATTAATAAATTTATATTATATTATTATATTCTTTCTTCTTCTTATATTCTTATATAATAAGATATAAAATAAAATAGTAAATACTTATTTAGAAATGGATAGAGAATCCAAAACAATATCATTTATAGGACACGAAACCCGTCATAAAAAATCTGAAACAAGTAGAGAACCAGAACCTGAAAAAATCAAAAGAAAACGCGTTATTACTCAAACAGACAAATGGACAATAAAGGAAACCGATTTAGAAACAGAACAACAGATTCAATGTTTAGATTCTCTTTATTCTTTTTATTCTCTCAATAAAAACATCAACGAATTAAAAAATTTCAAAGGCTCAAATGAATTAAAAGATAAAACCCCAGAATACCTACTATATAAAAATATCGTCCAAAAATTAAATGGATATAAAGCCCAAGATTGTAAAAAGAACAAATATAATGAATCTGAATTCATAAAAATGGAACATGTTCTCCACCTATTATTCGAATCCAGGATCCAATGCTATTATTGTAGGAAACCCGTCCAAGTTCTCTATGAGAACGTGAGAGAACCCAAACAATGGACATTAGAACGTATAGACAATTCAATTGGACATAATGTCGGTAATATCGAAATCGCATGTTTATCTTGTAATCTCAATAGGAGAACCATGTATCCAGAAAGGTATATTTTCACAAAACAATTAGTTATAAAAAAAATCATATAGAAACCCCATCACAATATCATACTATAGAATAGAATAAGAATATAGACCATGGATGTTGGAACTGGTATTGGCACCACAAAATTAAACATCCACCAAGAAATTTATAAAAAACTGAACTATTTCTACGAATCAAATAAAATGCCACATATTATATTCCATGGCTTACCAGGGTCGGGTAAGAGAACCATTATGAATGATTTCCTCAATAAGATATATCAAGATGATAAACAAAAAATCAAGACGAATGTCATGATTGTCAATTGTGCCCATGGAAAAGGTATTAAATTCATCCGTGAGGAATTGAAATTTTTCGCCAAGACCAATATCCAATTGAATAATGGAATTCTCTTTAAATCGGTGGTTCTCTTGAATGCCGATTTTTTAACGATCGACGCACAATCCGCACTACGACGATGTATCGAGGTCTTTAGTTATAATACGCGTTTTTTCATTTTAGTAGAGAACAAGGAAAAGTTATTGAAACCGATATTATCGAGGTTTTGTGAAATCTATGTCCCGAATGATTATATTATTAAAAATCTCCATACTTATTCCATTAATCGTAATTATCAACTACCCTCTTCAACTTTTATTAGTAAAACACATACTACCGATAATATGGCAGGTATAAAAACAAAAGAGACCACTGAATTGGTCCATTTATCCCGGCATCTTTATGAAAATGGGTCCAGTGTAATGGATTTAATCGAATATATACAAGGTTCTCCTGAATATACCACAAAAGAAAAATCCATCATACAATTACAATTCGAAAGAGTCCGGTCAGAATTTCGATGTGAGAAATATCTATTTTTATACATGATGGATTTTATTCGTTCTAAAAAAGAGATAAAAGTGGTTTAGTATTATATATATTATATACTAACTATCCAAGAAAATGGATGATTTTATTCCATCGAATTTGAATGAATCGCGTAATGAATGGTGTAGTCGTTTAATACAAATATTATCACCTTTAGTTATTGATGGAATACGTTCCATTTTCAACGAGGCGTGGAAGATATGTAAGGAGAACGAAGAACCCAATAAATATTTAATGACATTTCAAAACCTATTATCACGTATTCATAAATGGAATTCTACCATTATCGAAGAAGAACGCAAACGTATAATAGACAAGAGTGGATGTAATTATTTAGAAGACTTGATTACTTGCGTTCATATCATACAACTCAAGGTTCTCACGTGTATCCGCGTGGGTAATAAACAAAAGAAGATTGATATATCTATCCCCAAATTGGATGATTTTATTCATAAGGTCTATATTCACGTGGCGAGGAAGATATATTCCAATGTATATTTATTTGAAAAGAATATTATTCCTCTACAATATCAACGTAATAATCGCGAATTAGAGACCATTGTCCAAGAATGTATAATGGTTGCTATACGTGATAGTATTCCCACGGAGGCGATTATTCGGTCTTATTTAGATGAAACGATGGAACATGAAGAAGAAATATTGATTGAAAAAATCGCACCTGAACCAGAAGTGTCCAAAGAAAAGACAGATAAAGATAAAGATAAAGATATAGACCCCCCCAATGAGGAGAAATTGGAAGACGAAAAAACACCACCGATGGTGCCGGTTATAGAGAACTTGGATGAAAAACCCGTCATTACAAAATTGACATTCCAAGATAATAATCGTGTAATGGAATATGAAAAGGAATCCGCACCGATTGACACAATGAAGAACTCGATCGAAACAATCAGTAAAATGAATACTGAGCCAAAGTTCTCACCACCTACCTCTTTTATTAATGCGGATGGCGACGATGATGATTATGGGCGTTTGAAAATAAGTTCAGAGGATGTCGATATATCCTGTCTGGATTTCTTGGACATGGATCCAAATGGAAACATCAAATTGGATTTCGAAGAAATATAGATTTCGTTCTATTTCCAGTATAAATAAATCGGGTTTTGTATATAAAATGGATAATATAATTCTATTGGCATTATTTGTATTAGTTTTTTTCATACTATTTCGTGTGGTTGAGATGAAATTCATTGAAAAGGAGTGGAAACCCCTGAAAATAATAGTCCGTGATTCTGTAATGGTATTTATTTCTGGATGTTTAGGAGGTTTCATCTTTTTCTATATGAATAGTTCCATACGGGATTTTTTCAATATAATCACTGAAAATAATGTATTAGATGTAAATGGCACGCAGATATTTACTGACAAGCCCGATTTTTAATGCGATCAACCATTTTAGATCCGTTATTATTATGGTTTATACAATATTCACCATTCTTTTGTAATGGTCTCTTACAATAAAGAACTTTCACACTTTTCAAAGGAAACCCACATACATAGACAAAATAACCATTTACCACCTTTTTATTTCGTCGCCAAGCGTCGGATGCTTCGTCAAAATCGAGAAGAACTGGTAATTCCGTATTTTTCATTTGACTACGTGTTTTCATTGTTATAGTATGTGTATCTGTATCTGTAGGTATAAATAATATAATAATATTTATATTTATATTTTTATATTATTAATGAAATGTTCTTCAATATTTCAAAGTATCGAATATTTTATTGATACGGTCCAAATCGAGAACCTAGAAAAGGTGTTTTCAATAAACAATGTGAAAATATATGATTCTGAAAAAACGATATATGATATAATCGAATGTTCTTTAGTAGAAACGGAAAACATTAAAAATGAGACCCCCTTTTATATAGTGGATATAGGAGAACTAATTCATTCTTTTATTGAATGGAAACGTCTCCTTCCCACCATTGAAATATATTATGCTATGAAATGTAATCCCAATCCGGTTCTATTAGAGGTTCTCTCTATTCTCGGCTCTAAATTCGATTGTGCGAGTGAATCAGAAATGAAGACGATATTGGAAGTAACGAATGATCCATCGAGGATTCTATTTGCGAATCCTTGTAAAATGCCGTCACATATTCGTTATGCTTCCAAGAATCATATACGTCAAATGACATTTGATAATGAAGAAGAATTATATAAAATAGCAAAGAATTATTCAACTAGTCAATTACTATTACGTATAGCCGTAGATGATAGTAAATCTATTTGTAAATTCAGTAAAAAATTCGGCGCACATACAAAAGATATAGAAAAATTGTTGGTTCTCGCGAAATCATTGGATTTGAAAATCGTGGGTTTCAGTTTCCATGTTGGGAGTGGATGTTCATCAGGAGAACAATATTATCAAGCGATAAGGGATTGTTGGAATGCGTATATGATTGCCAAGGATTTGGGGATAGAAATCACCATCATTGATATTGGTGGTGGTTTTCAAGGAGTCGATAAAACTGTCCCATTCGAAGAAATAGCGAAATGGGTAAATACTGGCATCACCGATTTCTTCACCAATGAAGTAGAGAACCATATAATAAGATTCATTGCTGAACCCGGCAGATTTTTCGCAGAGAAAACACAGACATTAGTAGTAAATGTAATGGGGAAAAAAACAGAGACGGACAACAATAAAAATGCCCAAACCAATATTTATTATTTGAATGATGGCATGTATGGTTCTTTCAATTGTATATATTTCGACCATAGCCAACCATTAGTATTACCTTATAATAAATTATATAATAAATTATATAATAGCCGGCTATTTGGTCCAACGTGTGATTCTATGGATATGATGTATGATAATATATTATTACCGGAATTATCAGTGGGTGATTGGTTATTTGTTCCTATGTTTGGAGCCTATACAGATACGGCGTCTTCTACATTCAATGGTTTCAAAACGGATTCTTATAGATATATTTATAGGGATAGATAGAGAACCTTGAACCAATAATAGATTAAAGGGTGGTGTATACTACTACAACCCCAATAGTAGATACAATTATTCCTATATATATAAATTGACAATAAATAGAGTGGAATATAGTATAACCATTTTCATCGGGTATTCCCGTGGCATCTTCAGATTTGTTATTACGTATTTTATATAAGTCATTTTCAATATAACTAATGATATTATTTATTGAAACCCGTTTTTTCGCCTTTTTTATCATTATTTCATCGGCAATCTCATTTTTCACATCGTGAAAGTCGAAAGAAAAATGATGTGGATTAGGATTGATATTATTTTCTTTTTCTTCATCGGTATCGGAATAATAATGATTGATATTAAGTGATGATGATGACATATACAATACAATATTTGGATTATATAATACCATATTATTATATAATTTTACTAGGAAAATACTAATAGGCACAGCACAATAAAAATGGGATAATAAGGGTTCAAGGAATAATCATCCCGTTTTTGGGAAATTGGGTTCTCTCTTTATTTTTCATTAAGAATTGTCGGAAAAACGGGAATTTCAATTGTTGTTCTGGAGTATGCGAATGGACATTTCTCGCAATCATTTTATATAGTTTGAAATTTGGGTATCTTTCTTCCCCATTTTTTTTATACAATACATTTTTACCACTGTCATCTAAACACCATCGATGGACGGTTTTTTGTAATTCAGTAGTTAAATATCTTTCATCATCAATAATAAAATCATATATCGATGTTCCTAAACGACATAAATCGAAACTATAATTGGGATCGATTCTCGGCTTTCTTTCATTCATATAAGGTTCGCAATTATATTGTGTTACGGCGTCACCACCCTTTGCGAAACTATCACTACAAAATATCTTGTTTTGGAAACGATAAATGGCTCTACCGAAATCAATCAATTTGAATATTTTTCCATAAGTAGGGACTTTATATGTCTCGTTTTTATATTTATAAAATAAATAGGGTATATCTGTCTCTATATACATAATATTATTCGTATGTAAATCATTATGTGTAAATTGGAAAACATGTTGATACATTAATAATATCATTACTATTTGGAATAATATACTGGCACTATTTTCATCATCTATTTCTTCCTTTTCGAAAAGTCTATCAAGAGTTCCATCGCATTTTTCTAAACAAATCATTTGAACCGGGAAATTATAGATGTAAGAATATATCGCATCCTCTATACTTTCTTCTTCGTCGTATTCTGAAGACGAAGTAGATCTAGATCTTTCATCTCTTTCTCCTTCGTCTCTTTCTCCTTCGTCTCTTTCCTTTTTGAGAGAACATGACGAAGTAGATGTAGACATTCCTTCTTCGTCTTCGTCATCGTTTTCTCTAGAAGAAGACGATGACGAAGACGAAGAAGAATCAGATCTAGACTCTTCATCATCTGATGAATAAACACCACCACCATCACCATCCATCTCTTCACGAGATATGTTATTACCTTCATATATTAATTCAGATGTATCGTTTATAGATCCACCCGCCTTACTAATATAGACAAGTGATTCATTATCAGGTAGTAAATCTATATCATCAGTTGTTATTTCAACATCATCGGATAAAATCAACTTCTTTTTATTAGAACGAGAACCGGAAGGACTATCAATACCTATATCAGACACTACATGAAAATGTCGCCGATTATTATCATTGAAAAACGTAGAGGATTTCACAAAATCATAATCATCCTTAATATTCATCATATATTGCTTCTGTATTCCCAAATATGTCCCATAATAATCGATTCCGTGTTGAAAATTATAATCATGGTAAAGACGACTCGAAAGATAACAAAAGAAATTGTCCACATAAGAAGCATTATTAGTATCTGATAATTTACGCTGGATAATAGTATCTTTTGCCGATGTGATAGATGGAAGCGAAATAACTTCATCTGTTGGATATTTTCCAGTCAAGTATCGGATCGGATCCAATAAGGGAGAATATTTTATAAAAATACGTTTGTCTACTTTATCACCCGTATCAGAATCGATGGCTTGGTGTAAATTATACATTTGGTATTTTTGACGAAAAGAAATGGAATTATAATTCGAGTCATTTAAATTGAAAAACAGCGAATAAATGGGATTGTAATTTTGTAATCCACTGATTTTAAATGGATTATAAATGTTCTCTATATCACCACCACCACCACCACCACCACCACCACCACCATTATTAGAATCAACACTTGTCTCTAAAAATTCCTTTTCTAAATCCTTTATTTCTAAAGGTTTTATTTTGGAATAAAGGATACTTATAAATTCGTCGTTTTTCATAATGTTATATTTAGCACAATTATATAAGTGGATGCTATATATTTTTTAAATCGTTTGAACGTTTCCTTAAAATTATAATGGGATTATATAAGGTGACTCATACATTATATAAGGTATGACTTTAGAATTGAAAAAATTCAATATGCGAGATATAACATTCAAGGCAAATGAAAACAAAGGACCCGTCATTGTTATGATTGGACGACGTGATACGGGAAAGTCATATCTCGTAAGAGACCTTTTGTTTTATCATCAAGATATACCTATTGGAACCGTCATGTCTGGCACAGAAGCATCCAATGGATTCTATTCAAGTCATGTCCCCAAATTATTTATACATCACGAATATAATACTGTATTAATAGAGAACATTTTACGAAGACAAAGAATGGTCTTGAAACAAGTCCAGAAAGATTTGGAACAATATAAAAAGACGACGATAGATCCCCGTGCCTTTGTATTAATGGATGATGTATTATATGATCAATCTTGGACAAAAGATAAATTAATGAGAATGATATTTATGAATGGGCGACATATAAAGATCATGTTGATTATATGTATGCAATACCCTTTGGGTATTCCGCCCAATCTACGAACCAATATAGATTATGTATTTATATTAAGAGAACCTTATATGACAAATAGAAAACGTATTTGGGAAAATTATGCGAGTATGTTTCCAACTTTCGAATCATTTTGTGGAGTCATGGATCAAACCACCGAAAATTATGAATGTCTCGTTTTAAATAATAATGCGAAATCGAATAAATTGACGGATCAAGTGTTTTGGTATAAAGCCGAACCCCATCCTGATTTTAAAGTCGGCTCAAAAGAATTCTGGGAATTATCAAAGAATATGACGGATGATGATGATGAAGAAGCATATGATGCCACAAAGTCGAAAAAGAAGAATGCGGTGACTATCAATGTGAAAAAAACGAATTGGTAATGGTCTGGACCCCATCATCATAATAACACCATAAAATTAATAATATTGTATTTTATAAAGATGGATTTTAGACCCTGATATTTCACCATTCTTAAAATCCGACAACTTGACGTCGATTGTGTTACAATTGTTTCAAAAAAAAAAAATCGTGTATGAGTTTACCAATATTATAAAAAATATATTTCCATGCTGGGATTCTTTTATACGATTTATTATCATAATCATATTGGATACGCATTTTATATTGTTGTTTCTCTTCAACCGTGAGGTCTAAAAATAATTCTTCTAAAATATTAATAACCAATATTTTCTTATCAATACCCGCCTTTTTGGGAAGTATATTTTCGATCAATATACAAATTAATAAACAAAATTCTGGTTCATTTCTTAATTTTTCTATTCTCGGTATTTCACTTTTTAATTTCGCAACTACTTTATTAAGTGTTTGGTAAAAATAAATATGTTTTTTCACCGAATATTGTATAGGTATAAATAATTGAATTTCGTGTGATAATTTTATATCATTTGAATGTTTCATATCATCAATCGTTAAACCCATATTTTTTTATTTATAATTATATATATATATATATATTATAAATAAAAAAACAAAAACCATCATGTTCTCAATGACCCAATGAGAACACATGAAAAGACGAGACATTATTGATGAATTATTCATCGCCGTAAATATAGGCATCAAATAATTCAGTAGATAATTTGCGTTTTTTTCTTTCTAATCTTTCCAAAACTTCTTTCGAATGATTGTGTTTCTTGGCATGGTTAATAATCATATCAATATCGTCGTGTGCCTTTTCCAATTGTTCCACGTTTTTTTGTGGGGATCTATATCTATTATTATTATTACAAGATATGATTTGTTGTGATTGCTGTGGTTGTTGGTGTGATATATTTTCTTTCGCTTCATTGTTTGTTTCTTCCATTATAGTTTGAATATAAAAAAAGGGATGCATTTTTTTTATGTTTTATGTTTTTTATATGTTATATTTTATCTGACAAATACATTTTCATCATATTCAATAAATCCTAAATTGATGAGACGATTATACATATTGGGTTTAGTTTTCAAGACTACTGAATACAATTCTATATGGATCGACGACCACAATTCCTGAATTCTCTTGTATTGTTTCATAAATTCGATTTTATGAAGAATTCTTATATTCATCAATACTAATATAAACACTTTGACATAGTATCCAATAATATGAAACTCATTAGTTTTGATATAGGTATAAAAAACATGGCGTATTGTATTTTTGATGTTTCTTGTTCTCCTCTTCAATCCAATACCCAATCTTCCTTTACTATTTTAGATTGGAATATTCTTAATCTTATGGACAATGGAGAACCTATAGAAAACAGTATTATGTGTTCTTTTATATCAAATGTAAATGTAAAGAAAACTAAATCCAATAAAAACGAGGATGTGAAACCTTGTAAAAAAACCGCGAAATATAAAAAAGGTGGTGAATGTTTTTGTGAAAAACATGCCAAAGAAAGTTCTCATTATATCATTCCCAAAAAAGAGTTTTCGAATATTAAAAGTAAAAAAATAGAAGATCTATTGAAAATAGCCGAACAATATTCTATATTTTCAGAGACCCACCCCCCACCAAAAATGAAAAAGGAAATCATAGTAGAAATGGACGCATTTTTCACTTTAAAATGTTTTGAGGTTCTCCATTTCGAGGTGAAGAAATCCGCCAATGATACTGAATTGATTACAATTGGGAAAAACCTCAAACGGAAATTAGACGGTGTAAATGAAATAGAACATATTAGTCATGTCATTATTGAGAACCAAATATCTCCTATTGCTACACGTATGAAAACGATTCAAGGTATGTTGGCACAATATTTCATTATGAAAAATGGCGATATTTCGATTGAATTCATTTCATCTTCAAATAAATTAAAGGTAATTCCACCCCCCTCTTTCTCTTCCACTCAAACAAGACAAGAACCCTTACAAAATAGTATGGTCGTCAATATTGCTTCTTCTCCAGAAAAAAACCTTGATAAAACCCTCGATAAAATAATACATGATAAAAATAAATACAAGGAAAACAAAAAACGAGGCATCGAAATATGTTCTCTATTTTTAGAAGAGAACCCACAATTAAAACCTTGGAAAAGATGTTTAGAAGTATCTAAAAAAGACGATTATGCCGATTGTTTTTTACAAGGAATTTGGTATATTCAAAAACAAAAACAGGATAAATAATATAAATAGTCCCGCGTATGATATAAATATATTATTTATATAATTATCATAATATAAAATGGAAGTAATCGATTTAGGTGGATTAGACTCTTTAGAACCCATCAGTCTCAATTTCAATGATAATAATGATATACATTCATCCTCCCCAAAAGTTAATTTTGGTAGTGGTATAGAATTATTAATGAATGATAAAGTCCGTTCTTCTTCGGCGGGTTCGGGTTCGGGTTCGGGTTCGGCGTTTCATTTGAGTGATTTAGATTCTTTAGAAGAAGATTTGAATCGCCTTTCCGGTAATAATGGCACTAACAGTGGTACTAGTGGTGGAGGTCTTGATACTAAATCAATCTCTGGTTTCGCCTCTAATTTTTTCAATATGGGCGGTTTTATGGGTGGTGGTGGTGGTGGTGGTGGATCAACCGCTGATGACGGTAGTTCTAAAAATGTCGCTTATACTGCCGATGCCACAGATTCCAATATTGGAAATGCTACACGTGAAACCATTGGTAATACCAAAACATGGGATGGGTTCTCGAAAATAAATGAAATCCCTCAATCGGGTGGTGGTGGTCCCAATATTTCTGAAAGAGAGAAACGCCGGAAAAAACGAATGATGATTAAGAAATTGGATGAATGGCACGAAAAGGGTTTATTGAAACAAACATCACATTTCACTCTGGATTCTTCGTATGAAGAAATCGAGGATGAATATGAAACCGCATTGGAAGAAAAACGAAAAAAGGATAGTATGAAATTACAAGGATGGTGGTTTATGACATTTATCAATTCAATGGAATATGCCAATGCCGTTTTCAATCCTTTTGATTTGAATTTGGATGGATGGGGAGAACAAGTAAGTGAGGACATTGATAGTTATGAGGAGATTTTTTCAGAACTTCATGATAAATACAAGGGCGGTAAATTGGCACCCGAAATATCCCTATTATTACGCGTGGCATTCAGTGCCGCCGTTTTGAATTTTTCGAATAAAGCATTATCGAGTGCCACCCCCGCATTTAATGATGTGATTAAACAGAGTCCCGAATTGATGCGTATGTTTACTAATGCCACCGTTAGTAGTATGTCTCAACAAAGTCCTGGATTTGCCATGGCAAGTAATATGATGCAAGAACAAGCGAATCGTCCTCGTGGTCCCCCACCACCAGCACCCGTCGAGACCAAATCACAACCACCTATGCAACGTCCCGGAATGGTTTTTACAGAAACAACTAATCGTCCCGATATAAGTATGGGGCGTGGAACCATGTTTCGAGAACCCGGCATCGAATTAAATCAGGGGGCGGGATTATATAATCAGACACAAGCACCACAGCAACAACAGCAACAACAGCAACAACAGCAACAACAGCAACAAACAAGACCAAGACCAGAGATGAAAGGACCACAGAATACAGATATTGATTCGATCCTTTCGGGTTTGAAAACGCGTAATATAGATATACATGAAAGTGGTCAAGATGAGGATTCGATGATTTCAGTCTCTTCTTTAAGAGATTTACAGAATTCGAATTTACCCAAGAAATCCTATCGTAAAAAGAATAAATCCGATAGAAATACAATGAGTTTGGATATTTAGGATAATAAATATAAAAATATAAAAATATAAAAGAAGAATTTAGGAAGAAAAAATAAAGTCATCCTTTTCAGATTTAGGAATTTAAATAGTAATTGTCTTTTTATAATGGGAAAAATATATTTATTTATATTATACGTTGAAAATGTTGGACATGAACGAATTCTTAAAACGTGCTATTAAATATCTAATCGAGGGTTTAGTAGTGGCTATATGTAGTATAGTCCTATTAAAGAAAAAGATTGATTTTGAGGAAATATTGATATTAGCATTATGTGCTGCTGCTACCTTCAGTATATTAGATATATATCTCCCTGCTGCTGCCTCTTCTGCCCGTAATGGTGTAGGAACCGGTCTTGGTATTAACTTGATGGGTGGTCTCCGTCTTATGTAAATAAGTGAGGAGAACATTTTAGACAGACCAATTTCTAAAAGCAATCCTTTGTGATGAAATCCATACTGGATTTCATCACACGAACACGGCTCATTCACCGCGTTCTAAATGTTATGCATTATCATTTATGTTTATGTTTATGTTTATGTTTTTTGTTTTATACACATTATTATATGACTGAATTAACAGAATTAACAACATATAGCAATCCCAAACAGGTTCTAAAATTGGCGAAACAATATTATAATCAACATAAGACAAAGACGAAAACAAAAACAAAGACAAAGATGACGATGAAAAATAATCACTCATCAGAAACATTAATCGGTATATTAGATAAAAAGAATGATGCTGCACTTTATATTAGCACAAGGAAAAACAAAAAATATGCCCTTTTTAATGGTAATAAAACAACACATTTCGGACAATTGCCATATGAAGATTTCACCAAACATAAAAACATGACCCGACGACGGAATTACTTACAACGTGCCACCCATATTAAAGGGGATTGGAAACGAGACCCATATAGTGCCAATAATTTAGCCATCCATTTATTATGGTGAGGTTTTAGGTTTGGGTTTCGGGGTTACAACTACATAGGTTCTTCGTATTTCATTCATTTTTTTTACCCTCTACAAATCGTGATATGGATTATCGGTGATTTTCATACCACAATATTCTTTCGGTGCTTTTTTATAATCTTCGGGACTATGTAATCCCGCCTCTTTGGCATTTTCTAATAGGAATTTAAAGTTCTCCCAAAACTCCGTTTTATGACCAATTGAAACAGTCATTATATGTGACAATTCGTGTATAGCGACAAACATCAAGGTATTCAAATCTATCAAATCCTCATTATCTTCTTTTGACTTGTTTAAACAAAAGGCGACTTTTTCCCCCTTATTCTCACTATATGCCGTATATGAACTGGTGGGTAATGTCTCCATTACCGTCTTGGGATTAAATCCTTGGACTAACCGTTGGACGTTCTCCTTTTCGGGATATTTCGATCCCATATAATCGACTAATTCTTTACATTTTTCGGTGGTTTTCGCCAATAAATCGGCGGCGGCTTGAATCTTTTCGCGTTCTCTTACACAATACTTATTTCCATCTACCCCGGATACTATACATGTAAGTTTGAAACTATCAGTTGCGTCTAAATAGATATATACACAAACTATAAAAAACACCACAATACCAAGATAAAATATGACATCCATAAAATCAAATGATGAGGATGATGTACTCATTCTTATCCTTTTCTTTCCCTTGTATATACTAAATGTTTTATTTTTACTATACATCTAATTTACTAATGAGAAAGAGAAAGAGAGGAGAAAGGGCGAGTGAGGAGGAGGAGGGACAAGAGATAGAGAGATAGAGAGATAGAGAGAACTTATCATATTAATATGATAATTTCTATTCTTATTCTACTAATAATATATTATTTAACGACCACCGCTATTTAATTCAAGAGGGACCTGCATAAGATCGGGTTCAATTGTCGACTGCATCCATGGTCCAACATTCACTTTAGGAATGATGGGGTCAGAACGTAATTGGAGATTGGCATTACGAAGAGTCTGACCAATAGTATCAATACCAATATGATAACCGGCTTGTAAAAGATCGGGGGTCATGCCATTACCATTACTCACAGAGGGCGGATTCAAGGCGGACCATTGACTATTGGAATCTTTGGGTAAAAGATCACTAGGATTGACTGTATTGACTACATTATAACCTGATTGACTTGGTTGAGGTCCAGGGATTGGACCCCCCGCAGTTGCACCCGCCCCACCAGTGCTTGGATTCGAATAATCGGAACCAGATAATGCCTTGTTTTTATCACCGCCTTCTAAACCATCCTTTACGTTAAACTTGACACCAGAATAGGTATATAAAGCCCACATTAATACGATAAAAATGATCAATATTAGGACCCTTTCCTTTGTAAAGAATTTTGCTATTCCACTTCGAATTTGATTGAACATTCAGTTTATATAAACGGGGGATAAAATTATTTATGTTTAATTATTTTTTCTAAATAAATCTTATTGAAAGTCTTTTTTCATTGACATTGGATCTTTATTTTTCGTTTTCGTTTTAGTTTTCTTGGTTTTCTTGGTTTTCTTGGTTTTCTTGGTTTTCTTCTTCTTCTAAATCTAAATCACTGTCATCATCACTATCGCTCAAATCTTCTAAAAGGTATGTATTTTTAATATTCTTTGCTTCTAAATATGCCGACAATGCCATATCACGTGCCAATTTCGCCTTTTTTCTGGCATCTTTATATAATTTATAATATACGTCGTTTCTAGGTTTAATACCGATTTTATCAGAATCGTCTAAATCATCTACACATATTTTCACTTCCTCCAATTCTTCACTAAATGGTGATGTATATATATTTATTTCATTTTCGTCTTCTTCTTCGGGTGCGGAAAATATCTCTTCCATTATGGGTGGTTCTATTTGGGGTTGTTCTATTTGGGGTGGTTCTATTTGGGGTTGTTCTATTTGGGGTGGTGGTGGTGGTGTGTTGTCGATTGATTCGTCCGGGTGACCCCATAATGATGATTCGGTAGTATTTCCTAAAGATTCTGGTTTTTCTGGTTTTTCTTCGTTTTCATAAGAAATAGAAGAAACAGAAGTAAGAGAACCTGGTTCTCTTACCATCGGCACCGAAGATTCAATCGATGCTAATGGTGCCACTACTTTGGGTCGGATAATACATTTCTCGAATAAATTCGCCGGTTTCATTACCATCATTTGTTTCATTTCAATCTCGATTTGAAAACTACGGCTAGAACATTTGATGCCCTGAATTTCCAATATCGTCATCAACGTCATCTTTTCGGTAATGGTTTCAAGGGGAATCTCGTTCTCCATTTCATCATATATTTTCATAGTGGGATTACCATTCATAGTTGGAAGATGGACACGAAGTAAATAGATTTTACCCGATTTATATATTTTGATGGGTGATGTCATGTAATTTTCAATATCATTCCTTTCCATTTCTGTATCGAACCATAAGGTCCGGTTTTGATGGATATATTCGATACAAGTGGATTCCAATTTCTCCATCCAATGGATGAAAATCTCGTTTTCATTGGAAAATGTCAGATCAGTATAATACTTTTTCTGGGCTTTTATAATTCCTTGTTTGGTAGAACATTTAGGTGGTTGTATATAGACGTGTTCATTTTTCAATAAGAATCGGATGAAATAATTACCACCCGATATGAGCGTGGGTTTTGTCAAGACTAATTTATCAAAAGGGAATGTTTCATTTGGTTCGTGTATATCTTCCATATAGTGTATTCTATTATATTTTTTCTATGTATTTTACTCGTTGGAATATTATTTTTTTAGTATTGGTCTAAACTAAATATGAAAAATATACGGGAAACTCTTGTTTCGTTTTTTCAAAATGAAGATATACGGAAAGAATTTAGGGAAGTTGTTCAACCACTTTATAATTTGTTCTATAATGAGATTTATATTTACATTTGGTTCATTTGTATTTACCACGTCTTTTTGATTTTTATTATTTTAGCGAATTTGTTTCTTCTTTTGAGGTGTTTGAGGTGTATGAATGGGTTTTCTATGGATTCTCATGTGTCTTCTATTCCTCCTATATGATTTGTTGTGTTTTATTTGGGGTATTAATTTTATAATGGTATATTAATATTAATATAATGAGTAGTATTATTATTTTGAAAAATTTTAAAATAAAAATTGGCGATAAGATGTATATTGCGGACAAAGTAGAATTAAAAGTAGTAGACGAAGAAGCAGCAGCAGAAAAAGAACCTACATCAGACCCAACGGGAGCAGAAGGAGCAAAAGTAGACTCAGCAAAAGCAGACGAAGCAGCAAAAGTAGACTCAGCAAAAGCAGACGAAGCAGCAGGACTAGACGAAGCAGCAGCAGCAGAAGGAGCAGACACAAGAATTTCACCAGAAGAAAAAGAAAAAAGAGCAAAAAGAATAGAAGAAGCAGTAGATAAAGTAAAATCATATAATTAATCAACATAAAATACCATCCAGATAGTAGCCCCCTCCATAATTTAGGAAAAATCTCTGTCTATAGTATATAAAATGACTGCTTGGACTGATTTTGTAAAAAAATTCTATAATGAAAAAAAGGCGATGAATCCGCTATATAAATTCAAGGACGCTTTAAGAGATGGAGCAAATGAGTATAAGAAGGGTGTGAAGGATGTATTAGGTGCCGCCACAGAAAAACCTAAAAGAGGCAAGACTGGTAAACGAGGTAAAAATAGTTCGACAAGAAAAAAACGTTAGGACTATGTATGACCAATATATAAAAATAAACTATTCCCTATATTATAATGAATAGTTTAGTAAAATCCAGTGAAGTAGAGAGAACCTCAAATAATGGAATCATCTCGGAAAAAATCAAACAATGGAGTTCTCTTGATATGAAGATCAAATTCATCAATGAAAAAACAAAAGAGATGAGAGAGAAAAAACAGGAACTCGCCCAAGAAATCGTGGCAAGTCTGAATAGGTTCTCACCTCCACCTAAAATCACCATCGATGATGACTATCAATTACAAGTCTATAGTAAAAAAGAAACGACGGCTCTTTCATTTACATATATAGAAAAATGTTTAGGTGAAATATTGAAGGATCAAGAACAAATCGATTTTATCGTCGCATATTTGAAAGAACATAGAGAAACAAGCATCGTTCAGGATATAAGGAGAACCCCGATAAAGAAATAGTAAGAAATGACGATGGATAAAAATAATATATTATATGCCACCTGTTTATAATAGTTACAGGATACCTCGAAGTCCTTCACCCATAGACACAACAAGTAGATATGTAAGAACTCTGCGCTGGGATCCTACAATAAATAAGGTTGAGAGTACTTATGTAAAAAACCCAAATTATATCACAAGAATCAAAAACGGAATCACAAAAATCAACAACGGAATCACAAAAGTCAAAAAATATATAGGATTAGGTGGGGGGAGTACAAATAAAAATAAAAGGTCATCAAAACGTCGTAATACTAGAAAACAAAGATAATCTTTTTATATTACCAAAAATTGTAATATAAACAAATAAACAAACCCAACATTTAGGAAACAATATCAACAAAAAAAAGCAATAAAAAAAATATATAGAAGTAATAAAACAATCAAATATGTTATTTGGAAACGTTTACAATCAAGACAAAAGGCAACAAGAAACGAAATGTTGTGGGTTCTCTATGAAAGAGTTTATTGAAAAAGAATTGGAGAGAAAAAAGGCACTGGGTCTTACCAACACACTTGTGAGTGCCATACCTTTTGAGGATTTAGCCATACCTTTTTCTTATGATTCACACGATAGAGCGAAATCTATATTACCATCCACTGACTCTTATAAAAACAAAAACAAAAACAAAAACAAAAACAATAAAAAGGGGGGTGGCAATCTCGCCTATATGGAAGTCATACCCGACCAATTATTCAATCAATTATTCAGTTTAGTTGCCGAAGTAAAAGGACAAGATACCAACACAATAAAGAGGAGAACCAAGAAATCCCGAAAATAATCCTATTCGATCAATAAGTGGCGGTATATAGAAAAGAAAACGATAATTATATTTTTGGCATATTTTGGTATAATTTTCTATCTACTTTATAAATGGTATATATAATCACACCCTATAATGATTTGATTATTCAAGGGAAACGAGTATATAAATTTACCATCAAAGTAGATGTAACTCTATTCAGAAAATGTAATATATACATCTATTTACTAAGTAGTGAAAAAAAGTGTTTTGCGGTCTATGAAATGACCATAGAAGGGGAAGAATATTTGAATTGGGAAGGTGATGATTCTTATATATTATCTTATGTAAATGCTTATTTACAAAATGTGGCACGAACACCTCCTTCATCCACAGTAACATCGAAAGATTCATTTGAATCGGATGAAGATGATGAAGGTACCATTTATTTATAAAATTTAGGCAACGGTGTTACATCAAATACCATTGTATTTTCTTCATCATATTCTCTATAATAATTATTCAAATCAATCCAAGCCCCTTTCATGTAATAATATCGCGAATTTTTAGTGGATAAATAAATACATTGTTTGGGGGAATTGACTGTTTCTAAATATATTGTTTTTTTATTTATACGAAACATATAATATTCATCGGTGGAATATTTATCACTCCGTGAGAAAGAAACCCCTGCCCTTTTTATTTCAATGGGGTTCTCTATTCTATTGGACAGGGTTTTCAATATTTGTGGATAAAGAGGAACTACGATTCCTTCAAATGTGAGATAATAATGTTCTGTTTCTGTTTCTATATCTTCAATATAATCAAAGATATGATAGAGAACATCTATCGGTGTATTTGAGAATCGTTTTTGTATCAATTTATTCAATACAATTGTGGTTGCGTTTTTAAATACCATCGGTTTCTTTCTTTTATCTGTCATATTATGTTATTTTTATTTATTATTACAAAACTAATAAATAACATTCCATTTCAATTTTCTACACAGACCATTGTTTGGTATTGAATGAGTTTTACCATTCAGACCATTGTTTGGTATTGAATGAGTTTTACCATTCAGACCATTGTTTGGTATTGAATGAGTTTTACCATTCAGACCATTGTTTGGTATTGAATGAATTAATCTGTAACATTTTAGATGCATTCTCTTTCCAAAATTGGACCTTTTTATCTAATTCCATGTCCGCAGCAGTATTGGGTTGAACTTGACTCGCTCTCGCATTTAATCTCGCGACATCATCAGACGTTGCTGTCGGTTTTTTACCAAAACAATTAACACCAAATTTCATATATGGATTCGCGATATACCCACCATTAATTCCCGGACGACCACAATCATTTTTATGTTCGGACGATTTCTGTAATTTATCCCACGTCTTTTTCTGAGTAGGGAAAAATATCATTTGTCCATCCGACCATCCATAATTACACCATTCGCCCCCCTGTTTATATGCCTCTTCTATTTGATCATATGTCGCTATATTTGCACCATAAGAAGAACAAATGGCTTGAGCATCATCATATGTATATAAATTATTACCAATATTAAACACTTCATTCGTATCAGCCGATGTAATCATAGAAGATAGTGTAGAACCCGAGACATCCACCCGAGACCCAGAAACTAGAGAACCCGAGACATCCACCCGAGACCCAGAAAGGTCAACTAGAGAACCCGACGCATCCATCGTAGTATGGATAATAGAATTCGTAGTGGTGGAGGTAATATTAAATATGGAATTAATGGCATCAATTAAATTGATATGAAGAATATATTTAAAAAAATCGGAGAAAATGACAATCATTAATAATAACCACGCCAGACTTTCAACGAGTAATATGAATATAGGTTTCGCACCATATGCCATAGGAATACCGAATAAATAAATCATGGTATAAAAAATGACAATAAAGAAGAGAGTAGAAAACACGGATAAACTACTATTTACATACGAGGTAAACGCGTTATACATATTGTTAAATAATATCTCATTATTGGATGATGATCCAGAACTATAATACATTGTCGATAAAATGGCGAGAAATGCTACTAAAAATATCAAATCTAGAAACCGGCTTAATCGCAATTGGAAGGTGGATATATCGCCATTTTTAGAACTAAAAAACAACCCTAAAATCAAATAGGATATTAGATAAATCACTATAAACATTACTAAAAAAATGGTGTTGGATTCATTATACATTTTATATAAAAACGTCGAGAATTCCATTGGGGGTGTGGTTTTACTAGTATCATTGATTCCTACATTTCCAGAAGCACCAGTTTTATTTCCTGAAATATCAGAAGAAGATCCAGACAATGCCGACATATATTATACTAGGTTATTTTTTTTGCGATAAAATAAACAATATGCCATAGGATTGATGATTTCACGTGGGTTCTCTATTTTCTCTATAATATTATCATTATAATGGATCCATTCGCCCTTTATATTTCGGACAATGGCGGTATAATGACCACCCGAAACACCCCCTATATGATTACATACCCCATATAAATCATATATAAACGATTTGGCATTATATCCACAAACATATTTTGACAAGTCCATATTATCCAGTGGGAAATCTATACAATGATTCATTTTCGTTTCCCCGTCGGGACTAAATCTTTTCAAAGTAATGACCAATATTTTGGGGAAATTCCAGAACGACGACTGTTTTTTTATATCTTCCTTCTTATTGGATTTTTCATTATACCACGCATTATCACCCACCAATTCTTCGGCATTATGATATAAATTAATACAATCATATAAATCACGACAATGGACTTGTTGTCCATCGAATAGGTATTCAATAATAGGAAGATCCAATATAAAATAGAATTCGGGTTTTATAGAATGTTTCTTCTTACCATCCACCGACAAAATTTCATTAATCATAATACCATAGAATAGGTCCAATATTTCAGAATATTCAGTGGAATATGTTTTTTGTATGACTTTATAACATTCCAATGCCAATTTATCCTTTTTATTTTCCGCTTTTCCAGAGATAGTAATATTGGCGGTTCTAGAAATACTATCATGGATACAGTCCAAGACAAACATTAGAAACTCGGGCATGTCGTTTTGTGAGAACCCGGTGAATACCTCTCGGTTTTTATGTTTGGCGATTTTCTGTATAGCATTTATGAATTTATTGGGTGTTACAACACCATTACCACTCCACATTATTTGGCGGAGATCATTCCATTCGCTAATAATGGTGGATTCTTCCAAGTTCTCTTTCAGGTAGGTCGAATATTTTTTTGAATCCAAGAAATGGTGTAATTCATAGGTATGATTGAGAACCTGAATACAAGCATTCATAAAACAAGTATTACCTACATTCTCGATTCCTGTAAGTCCATTCGTATGATATTTAGATAAATCCATTTTCATGAAATATTATATAAATTGTTATAGTATATAAAACTAAATATTTATATTCTTACAAGATCAATTTTATGATTACAGATATAGAAGAAAGTTTTCAGAATTTAATTACAAGTATTATAGCGGAATATCCCAATATTGTTTATTCGCGACCTTCTCGTCGATCTCGCCAATATCATGAGAACCGAGAACGTCCGAATATTAATCGAAATAATAGCAATAATAGCAATAATAGCACTAATAATAACATACATATAGATGAATATTTGGACATTTTACAAGAAATATATAGAGGATATAATGAAAATATACGTGAATATAATGAGAACATCCGTAGATTTACACAGACAATTCAAGATCTTATAGATTATCGAAACAATAGACAAGAAACACAGGGTTCTCGTTTTCCTCCTTCTACTTTGCCATTACCAAGACAACCAAATCGCCAATCAACAAGTCATTCATTACCTACTTTATTACAGAATATAAGGAGGAATCAGAATCAGAATATACCCAGTAATAATAATAATAATAATAATAGTAGTCGTATCAATTATACTAATAATCTCGATGAATTATTATATACCATTATTACAATTGACCCCGCCACATTTCAAGATGTTCTCATTACCCCTACTGCACAACAAATAGAAAATGCTACTGAAATATTCCTTTTTTCTATCGATGCCAGTAATCAATTTACATCTTGTCCTATCACATTGGATAATTTCCAAGAAGGAGAACGTGTGAAAAGGATTCTACATTGTGGTCATGTCTTTAAAGAAGCATCTATTAATGATTGGTTTCATCAAAATGTGCGGTGTCCTGTTTGTCGATATGATATTCGCACATATAACCGACGACGACTACCCTCCAGATCTAACATAAGAGAAGAAAGAGAAGAAAGAGAAGAAAGAGAAGAAAGAGAAGAAAGAGAAGAAAGAGAAGAAAGAGAAGAAAGAGAAGAAGAAAAGGAAGATAATCAAAATCAAAATCAAAATCAAAATCAAAATCAAAATCAAAATCAAAATCAAAATCAAAATCAAAATCAAAATCAAAATCAAAATCAAAATACAAGACAAAGAATGACATTTAATATGGGCAATTCAAATATGAATCGTTCATCTTTATTAACATCATTAGATTCAATATTGGCGGAATATGATGTAAATTATGAATATGAAATTGATATTCCGATTGTTCGATATATATATGATACAAGTGATAATCTATTTTGATATATTTATATTATAATATAATAAAAAATGTATTATATTATTCTCAAGTCCCTACTTTAGGACTAACCAACCATCCATCGTATTGATACGATTCCTGTCATTATGTATTTTATCCAGGATTCTCTTGAAAACGAGTTCTTCCACATAATTGCTACATAATTTTTCCTTCTTCTTATTATAATCTTCTAGATTGGGATATTCCTTTTGTAGTTTCTCGATTTGCAATTTATATTGTGTATATTTACCCCGGCATTTACGCAACTCCATAATTTCACGGATTGCCAAACCGAATAATTGTAATATCGGTTTCATCAATTGATTGGTAATATAATAGGTATAATCAATCTTCAATTTATTCTCGATAATGAATTCAGGTGTTTCTATCTTATTACCGACGAGCGCCTTTTTATCGGTCTGATGTATAAATATATATTTGATACGATCACCCGGTTTGGGTTTATTCCCCGGATCTCTTTGACCCATCCGATTCGCCAATACTTGATGACCAATACGTTCGGGGTTTTTATATCCCGAACTCAAGGCTTTTGTAATCATCAATTTGTCCATCCCCACTTTTCCTTGTATAAGTTGTTCTAATGAATGATCCAAGAATTCCACTGCCCGTTGAATAGTATCATTACTACTACCCATGAGTATAGTAAGAATACCACCATATACATCTTTCAAATAATCACATGCATCACGGCGTTTTAACGCGAGACCCATATATTTGAGTTTCCCCTTGGTGGGATCAGTTTCATACAACATCCCCACATACCGTTTTTTAGACAAGAGTATAAAGGGCATCAACGTTTTTTCATACGACAATTCCATAGGAGCAGTGAGCCATTGAGAACACAATTTGGCGGCATCTTGTGCCATTTCGATGGTGATTTCGAGGGCTTTTTCGCCACGAATAGGTTCCCCCGTCGTGGGGTCTTCTAAATTGAAGGTAAAGAATACAGAATCGGTATCCCCATAGACATATTCGGCACGACTCAATACGACCCCGTGTTTTTCCGTATCATACATACGATTTCCATATACATCTTCAATCATCTTTTTGGCATAGGTAATCATCATCCGTCCTGTGGCGGTGGTCGATGCCGCCACATCCTTTTCATAAAAGGAGGAGGTCCGAGAACCACATTGTCCATATAGAGAATTGGCGGTGACTTTATAACCCAATTGGCGTTTATCCAAGATATTCTGCATAAAGGGGTCTTTTTCCGTCTTGCCCTTTTTACGCGTATCAGAACGGGCTTTCAAGAGCGATTCCAAAATCGCCGGCATAATCGCCTTTTTATTATCGGGATATTGGACCCACCGACAAATCTTTTTCCCCACTTTCGTCTTTTCGGCTTTAGAAGTGGGCGATTTCCGAATATATTTAAACGTGTCATATTCGACATTTAAATACCGATAGTCTGACAAATCATCATATATGAATTTCCCCGTCTTGTCTTTTTGTCCCACCTCTTTAATGAGTTTCCCATCCAAATCGTATTCTTTCGTCCATACTTTACTATCGGGAGAGAGATTCGCACTAATCATTATCGATGGATAGAGGGAAGAATAATCTAGACATGCCACAGGATTATCCATATATATCGCACATTTGGGATCCAAGACAATCGCGCCTTCATATCCATCAGCATCATACGATTTTTCTAGGTCGGGCATCAAAGTATTCATTATCCGGCATTGTTTCGCTACATAACTGGTGAGTTTTATACCCTGACCCCTGAATACGAGGAAACTAATAGGGACACTACAAATACTCGCCATTTCAATATAGCCTGTAATGACGTCGATTTTATTGACCAAATGGTGGACTAGATTACAATCTTGAATACAATATTTCGCTACAATGGCGCGGTCACTTGCAGAACCATTCGCCAATTTGAATATATCTTGTGGTGAAACATCGTCCTTTGCCATTCCCCATTTTATCGATTTCCCATCAATTATATGATGATCTTGTATGACGATAATATTGGTCGTTTTAGAAGAGTATAATGGTTGATCCTTACGTATTTCCAATACGACGAATTTCTTACCGGCTTTATAATAATCACTCGTGAAACCGGTGACTTCAATATGAATGAAATCCCCGACATGAAGACCCAATAGATTATTACTATATAATTCCGTCACGTCACCAAATACGGGATGATGAGAACACGCATTTTTTATTATAGTATCACTTATAAAGGCACCTGCGACATTATCCAATTTATATGAGGATAGATTGAAATCCCGGCGGAAATAAGCCAACATGTCGATTTGTAGGCGACCCACCATCTTGGGGAAATTCATATTATATTCACCACTTGCGATTTGTAATTTTTGGGTTTCAATCAAGATTTCATCAGGTTTCTCACGGGACGGTTTTCCCGAAAGTTCTCCAATGTTTCGGGAAAGTAAAAGGAATTCTCTTTCACATCGATTCTCTTGAGAACGTCGAAACATGAATTCATAATCAAAACCGAATATATTATATCCAATAATAATATCGGGATCCTCCTTTTGAATCAATTCGGTCCATTTCAATAGTAATTCTCTTTCAGTATGGACGGGTTCGATTACTGCACCTTCGACAGGTTCGCATGATCCTAATACGACACAATGATTCAAATAGGGTTCTTGTTCTCCATATCGTAGAAAGGTAGATCCGATAAATGTGACTTTATCACCTTCCAATTTCGGGAATAATAATGTGAGAACATCCGAGATGATGGTGATTTTTACATCACGGGTATGTTCGGGTAATGTGGAAAATAGGACATCAATTACTTTCTCTTGTTTTTCTATGGAACCTAGTCTTTTTGCTTTATTACGGGTTTTATTATGAGGTATTTCTTCTTCTTCATCACCACAAGCCATAGTAATATTTTCTTCGTCCTCTGCATCATCACCCTCCACATCACCGTCTCCGGAACCGGAAGCCATGGATTCATGTATAGCAGCAAACATATCATCGATGGTCAATAGATAAGAATTATCTTCCTCACTATTTGCGGTTTTCGCTTTTTCAATGGTCTGTTCAACGAATATTTGAGCACGACTTTCAATTTGAGTTTTTGACTGTTTCGATATAGGATATACAAGATCAATACCTTCTACTTTATCATATCCAAATGAGGTCATTACAATCTTCTTTAAAAAGACCTTGCCCCTCTCTTTATCCATATTCCCCGATTTCAATTGAGTATTGAATACATCGACCAATTGTGTAGATAGGCGTTTATATACCTTGATGGGAACCGGGAAATCACCATGACTACTACTTGCTTCAATATCAAAACTACATATTTTATAGGGAACACGTGTCTCGCAATTATCTAGCGGTTTCAGACCCCCCTTTGAACAAATATATTCATAATTACAAGACGTTTTATTGACATCGGGAGTCATCGCATCCCGTAAAGATAATGTGACCCATCCCGATGGACTAATAGAATGAATATGAAAGTATCGTAAAAGGGGGGGAATTTGCGTTTCATATATTTCTAGATTCGTATGATTGTAATGATAGATCTCCTTTTTACGGACATTATTTTCTTGGTATGAATACCAGAGATTTTTACATTTATTCATTGCCGCCATATTTTCGAACGAGATTTGAATGAACTTATATTTTCTCCCCCCCGTGAATCCATATAGTTTATGGGATTCAATGAATTGATAAGAGTCGATATTTTTAATATGGTGTTTTTCTTTCAATTCCTTGATGAAACATTCCATGTCATAGGGGGTCCATTTATCACCGACTTGTATAAAGAAGAAGGGTTTGAAATCCTCGATATAGAGACAGTAAGTTTGTCCTTTGGTATCAATGCCGAACATTTGAATAATCATCTGTTTCTGTTTATTTTTTTTATTGAAGGTCGAATCATCTGAATCGTTCTCTGAATTTTCGGTTTCTTGATATGCATATCCATCGTATATATTGAAATCAATACAACGGAACGATTTGGTTTTCTTGATGATGGTATGTTTCTTCATTGTATTTCGTTTTCTCTTTTATCTTTTCTATATTTATATTTACCAACGGAATCTTTATTTCAATTTTACACGATGAATATCTATTATATTCATCGTTATTCTAGGGTTTTTTATGTGTTGTTTTTGTTTTATGTGATGGTTTATGTGATGGTTTATGTGATGGTTTATGTGATGTTTTATGTGATGGTTTATGCGGTTTATTATCATCATCATTGGAGTCTATATACCCCCCTTTAAATATATTAAACATATTACCATTATTATCCCCCTTTTCTTCTACTTTTTCGTCGAAAAACCACTGAATCATTGGCTCGACTTCTCTTGGACCGGTATATAATTCGAAATTGCCATTTTTCACGCGATAAACAGTAGGGTAACTATTAGAATTTTCTGGTAATTCTTTATGTATTGCCAACATTTTTTTATAATTTACACTATCTTTATCTACTTCACCATTTTGTTTTAGTTTCTTTTTTGATTCATCTACCGACCCGTCTATATATTTACCTTTATATTTATCATTTGTGCTGACGATACCAATCATTTTATCCCATACGGGTTTGAATTCTTTACAAGGACCACACCATTCAACGGCATGGATCAAACCAATCGTTAAATTAGATGTGGGTGGTTTGGGTGGTGCTTGAATGGGTGCTTGTTGTTGGTTTGGCGGTGCTTCTTGTTGTATATGTATATTTATATTATTTTGGTTATTCTTTCTACGATTCATCTTTGCAACTCTTTTCTTGGTATTATTCTTTCTCTTTCCTTTTCCCCATCTTTTACTATTTCCATTTCCATTTCTTTTTCCTTCTTTCATTTATATAATATCAATATAAATTTCTAAAGATATTGTAATAGGAAATAATGAAGATGAAATTATTGAGGTTTTTATTTATCGTATTTTTAGTAGTGGTTTTTATATCAGGATTTTTCGTATTACTATCACAAAAAAATGGTATAGGATCAGGAAAAGAAGGATTTGATAATACAACCACCACCAACTCAACATCAACCACGCAAGATTCGTGTCCAGATCTATTGATACAAAAGGGGGCAGTATTATTATTATATAATACAAAACAACCTTTAGTGGATGGAACGAATCCCATTCCGTTTTTTAATTTAGATGAATATATACAATATTTAGAGAACCAACGAATCAAAGGTATGAATTGCCCGGTTCTCTATTTACAAGAAGAAACCAATACACAAGGACAAGATGTATATCGTATGCGTCCAAGCCCGTTTGATTTACAAGGAGGACTCCCCCCCATGGTAAATATGACGGCAACTAAAATGCCCGTCGTCAATGTCAAAGATGCATCCCGTGAAAATACCATCTATAATAAAGATCAATACGCTGGATTCGATCCACAAGGTCAATATATTGGTGTCTATACAAATATAGATAAAATACATGATTCCACTGACGCGAAACGTATAAGTGATAATCCTATGGATGATAATTGGGCGGGAACTACTTATACACAACAAATGATTGATTCGGGAAAATATGAAGATAATAATATTACACGCCCTAAATTGTTCCAACCAAAAAACACCGCGTTTTATCCCACCATTTCCAATGATTTGGGGATAGGTTCTCAACCAAGAGATATATTATAAGGTCCATTTACGATTCTATACTCTATACTTGATAATAATAATTACAACATATTATTATCAGGATTCTCTGTCTAGACCCTAGACCCTAGACCCTAGACCCTAGACCCTAAACCAATGAAAATAGATATTTATTGATATTTTCAATGGCGGGTTTATTGATTTTCCTCTGTTTTTTTCCATTTGTTTCGTATGTCACCGTTTCTAAATAGGCTGGGTTTCGCCTCATTTCTTCCATAAATGCCTGGAAAGTGGGGAATGGTTTCATAATTGCTATTGCGGTCACTGAACTTATTCCGGGTATATTACATAAGAGTAGAGAACCTATATTCTCTGGTGTAATATTATCCTTCTTTACCTTTTTCACTACATCACAATATTCCATTTTGTTCTCTTGTCTTTCTTGGTTCTCTTCTTGGTTCTCTTCTTGGTTCTCTTCTTGTGTTTTTTCTGGTTCGATTTCTAGGTTCTCGGGTTTGTCGGAATTATCAAGACCCGATTTTGGAAAGGGTAATAATTCACTTACTTGAGAACTTATTGGACGTAATTTCAAAAAGGGTGGTGATAAATAATAAGGCGGGGTTCCTTTGATATATTCACGTTCTATTTTATCAGCCATAGTAAGAATCCATTCCGCTGTTTCGTGGATGGATGCCGTTCGGATTACACTATATCCCTTGAAAAATTGTAAAGATGTCATGGTCGAAATCAAGAGTTTCTTTTCTGTGGCGGGATTTTTCAATTGAGAAAACATTCCTTCCAACAAATAAAAAATGGAATGAGGGGGTAATCCAGATGAATATAATAATCGGTGGGATTGTTCTTTATATCGACCATCTTTAATGGATGACAACATATCAGAAAAGGATTTTCTCTCTATAATGAGAACATCTTTTCCTTCATCCGTTTTGAAATAGACATCACCTAATGGTAATACTGCGGATTCTAATTGGATACATGTAGGTTTTGAATTTTGGTTTATTAATATTTCACATTTTTCATATAAATCACGTTCTCTATTATCAATAATAATACGCATACTATTTCTATATTTCCCTCTATTTTATTATAGTTATATTATATCCATTTTATTATATTGTTTCAATGTTTGTTGTTTTTTTTCCTATGCATATGCAGATAGATCGAAGAATGTCTCATATGAACCCTCATAATAGGTTTCAATCAAGGGTTCGATTCTCGCAGGTCTATAATACGCTTCCATAAGTTCTCTCTTGAATACCCCGGACCACACTCGGATCTTATCATAATGGTAGGATTCACGGAATATAGCGGGATTCGCAAATATATACCATTTATTTATAATATCTGAATTTGCCTCTAATAAATGAATTGCATTAGGGTTCGATTGTAGATTATACCAGTCAATTTTGTCAGGATTGGCTTCTAATAATTGGACTGCCCTTGCGTTTTCATTCCAAGATAAACTATGCCAACAAATTTTGCTAGGATTTTCTTCTAATAATTGAATTGCCCTTGTATTAGTATTCCTCGATAAATAATTCCAATTGATTTTGTCGGGATTGGCTTCTAATAGATCAAGCGCCCTTTCATTATAGTTTTCTGATAGATGTGACCAATTGATTTTGATGGGATTGGCTTCTAATAGATCGAGAGCCCTTTCATTAGTATTATATGATAAGCGGGACCAGACAATTTTATCAGGGTTAGATTCTAATAGATCAAGAGCACTGGGATTGGATGATAAAACATACCAATCAATTTTACTAGGATTTGCCTCCAATAGAAGAATAACCCTTTCAATTTCATTATATGATAACCCTTTCCAATATATAGTATCTGGATTTGCTTCTAATAAACGAAGAGCCCTTTCATTTTTATTATAAGATAATGATTTCCAATTTATTATTTCAGGGTTCTCTTCTAATAGATCCATAGCATTGTGATTCATAGATAATGAATCATTTATATCTTCATCGTCATCAGGAAAACGCGAATAAATATCCGAAATCCAGTCTAGTAGGACGTATTTTTCAAACATGGTGTTGTATCTATTGTGTTTTGACAATAAAAAAGTGTTTCAATTTTCATATTATATTTATATTTTGTATTTTGTATTTTGTATTTTGTATTTTGTATTTTGTATTTTGTATTTTGTATTTTGTATTTTGTATTTTGTATTTTGTATTTTGTATTTTGTATTTTGTATTTTGTATTTTGTATTTTGTATTTTATATTTTATATTTTATATATTCTCTATTCTCTATTCTCTCTACGCAGTAATTTCGAAAAACGCCTCATATGACCCCCCATAAAGTCGGTCAATCAATGGTCCGATTCTCGAGGGTTCGAAATATTTCCGAACGAGTTCTTCTCGAAATTCGTCACAATATTCCTTCATCATCTTATAATTATATGTAATCATAGCAGGATTTTCATGAATATCATGAAACTGGATATGTTTGGTATTCGCTTTTTCTAATAGTTGAATTGCCCGAGGGTTTGTATTCGATGCCAAATAACGATAATCTATTTTATGAGGATGGGCTTCAAGAAGATGGAGTGCGGAGGGATTCGCTGATAATAATGTCCAATCAATTTCTTCACTATTGGTTTCCAATAGGCGTATAGCCTCGGGATTCGGGTTCTCTGATAAATAGGACCAACTGATTTTCTCCGGGTTCTCCTTTAAAATCTCAATCGCTCGAGGATGAGGATTCGCAGATAATCCCATCCAACAAACCTTATCAAGATGTTTTTCGATAATCGAAATGGCACTAGGATTACTCGAAAAATGCGTCCAATCAATCAAATCGAAATTCTCTGTGAGCAATTGGATCGCCCGTGGATTTTTATTACCCGATAATGGACTCCAACAAATTTTGCCGGGATTTGCTTCTAATAGGTGGAGGGCATTGGGATTACTTGAAAGATTATACCAACTGATTTTATCTGGATAGCGTTCTAATAAATGGATGGCATTGATATTACTAGATAATCGATACCCGACGATTTCTTTTGGCATTTCTTCGAAAAAGGGGATTGCGTTGGGATTACTTGAAAGGCAACGCAAATTATAATGGTCTTTTGTATTACAAAGTTTATGGACTTTATACATTTCATAATGATAATAGATCGTCATGGTTTTCTTGGTTTTCTTACTTTTCTTGTTTTCTATATTCAATTCTAAATACATAAAAGATTTTCAATTTTCCTATGTTTTTCCTGTGTTTTCTAGTTCTCACTATAGATCATAATAAAAATAATAGTATTGTAAAATATATACTATTATTCAACATATCAAATCAATCAAACAACCAAACAGCTACAAACCAATCAACGATTAAGCGGTTCCTGGAATATGATAATATCTATATCCTGCAATACCGATCGAACCAACAGGTCTAGAAGGACGGGCATTAGGATATAAATTCAATTGAAAGGATGATAATTTACAACAATTACCATGTGCAATATCAGTAAGACCAAAAGCAATAGATGTCGAGGTGGTTCTACCGACTTGGTAAGGAAACCCCGCCTTTTTACTTCCACCACCCTGCTGACCATTTGTTATACTCGACATAGAACTCGTTCTTTTAGTTGTACTTAATACCATTTCTACTATTTATATATTATAATAGAAGATAATCTTTCAAGGAGAAAATTGAATATAAAGGTATTTCTCTAAATATCCAAACTAATAAATCATCCTTTTACATTTTGACTCTACCCCCCTCTCTCACCGATCTTGTAATATAAAATGAATACTGATGATGACATTCGAATGGAAAAACGTAATGGTGAAGAATATTATATTTTCGATCCTTATAATCCCCTAAATAAAATGATTACGACCGAAGAAATCCAGGGGATTTTATTGAAATATGGGATTACAGCACCGATTCATAATATCCACTTATATAAACGAGCCTTTATTCATCAATCCTATACGAAACGCCCCCAAATGGAAAATGAAAATAATAAGATTATATTGACGGAAAAACCCGCGGAATGTCTCCCTCTTTATACGAAATCGAATGAAAGATTGGAATTTGTGGGGGACGGGGTTCTCGAATGTATTACTAAATATTATCTATATCGACGTTTTCCCAAAGAAAACGAGGGATTCATGACGAATAAAAAAATCGATTTGGTGAAGAATGAGGCGATTGGTAAAATCGCCTATGAAATGGGTCTCCATAAATGGTATATTTTATCCAAACATACAGAGAATAAACAGATACGCACCAATATGAAAAAATTGGGATGTCTTTTCGAGGCATTTCTCGGTGCTCTCTTTTTGGATTTCAATAAGATTCCTATTCAAGATGAACATGGTTGGTTTGAAAACGTTTTCATTACGGGTCCAGGATTCCAGATGGCACAAGTATTTTTGGAGAATATATTCGAAAAACATGTGGATTGGACGGCACTGATTCGTGATGATACGAATTATAAGAATCGTTTACAAGTGATTATACAGAAACAATTCAAGACGACACCGGAATATAAAGAGATTGATGAATACCATCCCGAATATGGATATACGATTGGAGTCTATTTATGTGTGGGGGTTCCCGTGCATCAATTGGAACATTCACAAGCGGTTTCTATTACACAATTTCATAATTTCGGTGAAATCCATCAATATTTATCGGTGAATCAACGTTCTATATTATTATTAGGGGAAGGAAAACATAAGATTAAAAAATCGGCGGAACAAATGGCGTCTCAAATGGGGACCAAGGTATTGTCAGAGTTTTGATGTGATTTCTAGTTGTTTGTATTGTTTGTAGCAAGTATATAATATTTTTTATTATATACTTTTATTGTCGCATTGTCGCATTTCCATCTCAACCTATATAATCAATAAATAGAGAAAGTTATTTACATTCCAAACCATTATTCGAGACAAAATTGAAGAATCAAAGAACAAACATAAAGAGAACAATATTAAGAGAATAAATATGTCAGAAAAGAAACCAGTCATAAACGAAACCAGTGTAATATTTGATAAGAATTTAATAGAATTAATAGAAGAGATTCGAGAGACTGTCAATATAGCACCACTACGCCGACCTGTTTTTAAATTCAACAACAGCATCACAAAAATTTTGAATTGTCAAGAAAATATAAGAGAGTATTTTGTGAAGCACCAGAAGCGATTAAATTTTAGCAATAAGAGACTATTATCACTTACCAATAATAAAAGTTTTCCTGACTTTTTCGCATTGATGATATGTGTTATAACAGACCTTGATAGATGCCAAAGTTTTGAGGAAGTTTTTGAACAGAATTTTGTGAAAGATGGTTTTATTGATTATTGTATAGGAAGAGACTTACAAAATCGAGACCCGACCTCAACAAATTTCTTTGTTTGTGCGTGTAATAAGCAAAGAATCGAATATATATATGAAATAACCAATCAATCTACATATTATAGATTAATATTAGGAAGTAGTTGTATTGGGAAAAATCTAATAAAAAATGCGGAAGACAAAAAAGCCTTTACGAAGGCAAAAAATCGAGTAATAAAAGAGATTAATGATATTAAAAAGTATTCATTTATTCGTCAAAAATGGACTGAATTGTTGCTTCGTGCTGTGAAACATAACAATAAATTATATCGACAAAATATATTTAAACAATTCCAATTAAGCATTAAAGTATTTTAGAAATGTAAGATGGATTACACGACATTGTGAAACGAAAACATCTACAATAGAATTATTTATGTTTTTTTTTATTAATTTTATCAATTAATTTAACGGTTCCCTACCCCCTACCTAACTCGGTGGTAAAGGTGCTAAACATAGTTTGATTTCACCCAAAGATGCCACATCATATTTCACAATCAGCGGTAAATCATTCGCTAGATACATTTCTAGATGATTACACAAGGGCGTGCATTTAATGAAATTCGAAAGACTCTTCAAAGAGAACTCGCCTTGTATAATCACCGACGCATCCGATTTTTGTAGGAACTCCATCTTCCCATCCGATTCGGAACGGAAGATACGAGAAGTCGCGAAATTACCTTCACAAGAAAATATCAGATCATTCCCCACCGATTTGATTTCGATACGATCACTTATACCATTCAAATCACGAATGATTTTCTGGAAATCTGATGTAGGAAGATTAATCACCGTCGAATATTCCACATCCGGCACTACCAATTCCTCCATATCCGGTTCTATTAAACGGAGTTTTTGACTATAACATTGACGGATTTCGCGGTTCTCATATTGTAATCCCAAATGACTCACAATACCATCATGATAATCCGCCTTGTCAATATACATAGATAGTGTATCATCATTCGACATTGTAGAAATGACTTTGAAAAGGTGGGAAGTATTCGCACATACAATTATTTTATCGGGAATACAAACATATTGTTCGAATTTCTCGGATTGGAGAACCACATTCACCAAAATCGTATGGGTCTTGTCGAAATTGATGATTTTCATACCGTCTTTTGTAAAAGTAATGGTGGCATCGGTCAATATATCCTTTATGGCGGTAATCATATTACGTATGGGTTGTATTTGAACGGTTTTGATAGTGAGAACATTATTATTTTCATTCATAGTGCGTGCGTTTATTATGATAAACGAAACCCCTTTATATATTTTCTATAATTATATATATATAATAATGAATGAAGCATATTTAAGAGAACTAAAAAATATTGAAAATTCTGAATATGTTAAATTTCACGAAGAACTTGATTATGTACTATACAAAGGTCCTTTCGACGCTAATAAAAAGGTCATTGTCGGCAAAAAGGATGATATAAATAATTATTATTATATCGAGGTGGAAAAAACAGGTAAAGAAACTATGAATTTTTTCAAAAGAATTACACGGCGCATTATGAGACCTAAAATAGTGAATGATGATAATAAAAGGTATATAAAAATAAAAAAGGTATTGAATAAGAAAATCGACGAAGAAGATAATCACCTAACAAATAAAGAAGCATTATTATCATTTATAAATGATAAGGATTATTACGGATTTGATATTAAATTTAAGGATATAAAAGATGCTGTATTAAAATGTGTAAAAGCCGATATAAACCAATTCTTGAAATTATGTAAGTATAAAATAAAGGAGGGTGTCGAATATAAGTATAATGATAATGGTGATTTGATAATAACAATAACAAAAAAATCGAATTCATCATCATTATCATCCAGAAGGTCGAGGAGAAAATCGAATATGTAATCGGTTCTCTATTGTTGTGAAATTATTATTACCTAATCATTCAAATGGTAATAATAATATGTTTTTACTATTTTATTTTAGGAATTTTAGGAATTACAGAAACCAAAATATTATAATATGTATGTATAGTATATATGAATGATACTGCTAGTACTGCTAAAGATTGTCTAAAAGATTGGAGGACGGATATTAGAGATGGAGGATATTATGAATATCATGAATGTGACATTGTAATTACAAATACAAATAAACGGGATGACGAAGATAATTATTATTATATTGAAGTTGAAAAAAAAATAAATATTTTGAAGCGATTAAAAAACGCAATAACACGTAAAAATAAAAAGTATTTTTTGAAAATAAAAAAAGTATTAAATGAACCATGTGATAATAAAAATAAATTCAAATCACAGCAAAATAATAAAAGTCTAGTAACAAATAAAGATGTATTATTAGATTGCATTAATAGTAGTTGTGGAACAAATATCAATTTTTCTAACATAAAAGAAACAATTTTGATCTATTTAGAACGACGAATTAAAGATGCTTTGGGTGATAAATATAAACTAAAATATTGTAACATTATCAAAACAAAACATAATTTAAAAGGAATACAGTTTTTCACATATAAAATTGATGGTATTACATATAATAATAATGGTGTCTTAAATATCAAAGGTGATAAAACTACTACATCATCATCATCATCATCATCATCATCATCATTATCAAGACGTAAAACCAAATCAAAACGATTGATAAAAACATCAATCCTTACCGCTCTCTAATCATTGTTCTAATACAATCTATATATATCTATATATATATTATTCATGTATAACAAATAATATATTATTACAACAACTTACAAAACAAACATCTACGTCTTCACGATTTTATTTCCCTTGAGAACCCCAATTAATAATGGGCGACCCTCCATATAACTCTCAAAATCATATACATTTTTCGTCTTTTCATCATATGCATATTTGATACCCGCCACCGTCAATTCCACGGCTGCTATTTGTTTCATTTTGACTCCGACTTCATCTTTGAAACCTTGATCTTGGAGTAATGCGGGATAAGAACTGAATTCGTTCGTCTCTACTTGCCCGAATTGAGAACCATAACATACCAAGTTCTCGCCCTTATCTGTGCCCTTTTTATTTTTAGTATTGGCGGAATAAATATCACAATCAATGGCGGTTTCTTTTATAGCATGTAATATTTCATTATTGATATCTTCTTTGATGGAAGATATTTCAAAAAGTGATTCATCTGTAGTAATCGGTGGAGAACCTGGTAAGACGCGACTTGTGTCATGTATCATTAATTCTTTATAATCTGGACTTTTTTTCTGTTCTTCTGAAAAAGAGGAAATATAAAAAAATACTTTTAATGTTCTATATTTTTCAGGTAGGCTTTGATGACTACAAATTCGTCGGGCACGTCCGACCACTTGTTCTACACGGACCATATTCCAATATGCTTCTATTATATGGACAAATCGGGTATTTTTTAGGTCTATTCCTTCCGCACCTGATGCAGTAATCATAAGAATTTGTATGACTTCCCCGAAAAAGTTATTTTCCGCCCCCTCTTTTTGGAATTTACTGATGATATTTTGTGGGACTGTTCCAGACGACCAATTACTATTATATATATTACGTATGATTTCCTTTTCTTCGGTTGTTTCGGTTCCAGTATAGAGAACAAAACGGGGTTTTCCAATATCTTCGGCTTTGATTTCGAAATCCCATACCCCCCCTATACGTTTGAGTTTGAATTCGACATACCCATTTTGTAATAGTATGAGTCGTAAAATACCGATTCCTTCTAATGTTCTATAATTTGAATATATTAAATGGAGTCCTTTATTATCTTCATCTAGGACATTTTCCAAGACGTTGGAGAACTTGGTGCTTAATTTGGGTAGGTTTTCCCTACTTAAATATTCGGGTGTGTTTATCAAGTTCATTGCCTTTTCTATACGGACTGCGTATTCTTCATTATCTACTATAATAGATTCTAATTCATTCTCTTTTTCTTCCTCTGCGTCTGGATTTACACCTTCGTCTTCACCTTGTTCTCCTTCTGTTTTATCACCAACCTCTCCTTCTGTTTTATCACCAACCTCTCCTTCTGTTTTATCACCAACCTCTCCTTCTTTTTCTTCCACCTCTTCTTCTTTTTCTTCCACCTCTTCTTCTTTTTCTTCCACCTCTTCTTCTATTTTATCACCAACCTCTTCTTCTATTTTATCACCAACCTCTTCTTCTTTTTCTTCCACCTCTTCTTCTTTTTCTTCCACCTCTTCTTCTGTGTCTTTTGTGTCATCTTGTGCGATTTGTGCCACTTTTTCAGACTCATCAGATGATGAGTCATCTATTTCAGTCCCAGATTCCGAACTAGAATCTTCACCTGAATCCGCTTCTTCAGCCCCACCACTAATAGCATTATCTTCATCTTCATTTTCCGCCTCTTTCTTTTCCTGTTTTGGAAATGGTCGAGGTATATCAGAAGGAAACGCAAAATTACAAGAGACACGTGAATATGTTCTATAACTCGACGGTATTTCGAATACATTATCTTCACCCTTTTTCATACGTGCCGCCGTCTTGGCTTTTTTCTCCTTGTCCATTTCCATTTTACGTATTTCAGCATAAACAGAGAATTGATGGGAACTCATTTCACATTTTACTATATGATATTTACCACCCTTTTCATTTTCTACAATACGCGGAAGTAATTGTTCTTGGGCACTACGGAAATAAGAGGTAAGACCAAATATACGGCGTTTCAATACAGGAAGATTTTTAGTGGTATTCGAATCTGTATCAACAAAAGTAGTAAAAAATGCCGTAGAATCGTCGGGTAAAGAAGTATATTTTGTTTCCTTTTTACTACTAATCTCGAAAATTCCACTACCTCTTATTATTATTTCAACGGCACTAATAAAGTCGGTATTTGAAATATTACCCGAATCATTTAATTTTATACCATTATAATTTGTATCGACATTGGCACCACCCCGGAGAACCTCTCTTTCGGCTTCGGCTACTTTTAGACCATACTCTATTATTTCTTCGTCTTTTCCTTCGTCTTGTCCTTCCACTATTATTTTTTCTGCAAAAGGTTCTCCTTTTCCTTGTTTTTGTTTTTGTTTTTTCGTTTTATTTTTACCATTTTTGGTCTTCTTTTCTTGTCCCAGTTTTTTTGTAGCCCCCCCTTTTACCACCTTTTTTTGAATGATAGTTTTGGGTTGTGATTGTGTCTGTTTCCCAATAATACCACGATTATTGGTATTGACAAAACCATACGGATTACGAGTAATAGTCAATTTACCACCACTATAATCTATATAATCATATGTATTTATACCCCCATTATTAAATAATTTAATAAACATGGCGGTGTCGACTTTTGCCCCCGTCAACACTTTCAAATCAAACGTCCAAGAATAAATATAACCACGTAAGATATTATAGAGAACCGCGATTTCATTTGGATAATTGACAATAGGTGTTCCCGTAAGAAAGACGATACGAACATTTTCCGCCTTCATCAACATGTCATATAATATATAAGTAGTCGATTTATATTTTTTGTCTTTTATTTTATTGACAATACCACGACTTATATTATGTGCTTCATCAATAATAACAATATTATTATCAAATGGATTCGTTTTAAAATCATCCGATAATCCCTTTAATATTCGTGTCAAATTATTGGCATTATAATTAATATCGATATATTTCGACCGTATCATTTCATCTAATTGAGCATCTACATTCGACCGATCAGTAGTAGAGAGGGTGGAATAATTGGGTGGATTCTTGACATGGACTAACCATGCCCCACCATTTCTCTCGATAAATTCGGTTTTCAGGGATAGAGCACGACTCAAAATCCCGACATAATTGGGATTACCCGTAATAGAAACGAATTCCCAGTATTGATTACGTTTATAAAGAGTATCACCACATTTTTTCAATTGGTCGAAATAATTCATTTTCAACGATGCGGGTGTCATTAGAAAAACTTTTTTGTTTTCCTTCATACCTTCAGCAATGGCAATGGATGTACATGTCTTACCAGAACCTAGACCATGATATAATAATAATCCACGATAAGGAGTATATATATTTAAATAATCGCGGACTATTTTTTGATGTAGCAATAGATTGAATTCTTCGGTTTCACCTGAAGAACAAGAGAATGATTCTTTCATATTGGCGAATTCTTGGCGGTATGGATAGAAAAGTTCCATTAATTTCTGTATGAACTTTTTACGATTATTCATATAATATGTGGGTGCCTTCATTATTACTACTTGTTTATCTTTTACTGGGAGCCGTTTTTTGATTTCGGCATCATTGAGAACTATATTTGTTTCTTTGCCTTCTTTTTCTCCTATTCTCTTTTTTATTGTGTATCGTCTCTTGTTTATGACTAGGGGGGCGGGTGCAATCGGTCCTCCTATTTCTATAGGTTCTCCTTTTTCATCGCCTTCTTCTTTTTTGTCTTCGCCTTCTTCCTTTTTTTTAGGTTTTATTTTCAATATACGTTTTTTTTTAGGGATTTGAGGTGTGTCTTCAATGACTTCTATTATTGTTGGACCTACGATTTCCTTTTCTTGTTCTTGTTCTTCTTCTTCGAGAGGTTTGAATAGTATTCCTTTTTTGGGTGGTAGTATAGGTTCTTGTATTTGTTTTTCCATTGTCGTAGTGAATTTTACTAAAAGATTAGGTTTTAAACGGTTAATTATAATATCATAATTATCTTTATTCATCTCCCCACGATTATCAGTAAATACTACTTTAGGTCTAATTATTTTATCTTGTCTTTCTTCGCCTTCATCTTCTTCGCCTTCATCTTCTTCGCCTTCATCTTCTTCTTTTCCATATTGTTCTTCTAAAACCCTTTTTTTAGAAAGAGGACGAGAACCTACTAATTGAATTTTAAATTCATGTTTAGTATCTGGTGTTGCCCTATTTTTTAATAATCCATATATTGGATTCTCCATTTCGGTCATTATATATAGTATAAGAATATTAAAATGATAAATAAAACATATATAATAAAAATATTGTTATAATATATATAATGGAATATTTAAGTGATGATGAAATACAAGAGTATAATGACATTATTAATGGAAATGTAAAGGAAAGTGTTTTAAATACACATAGAAAAAGTATAAAAGGAACACAATGTCTGATTCATGTTGTAAATCACAAGTTTGTTAAGACAAAATACATCATTGCTTTGAAAGAAAAATTCGCTCAAAATGCCGACAATTTAATGTATGAATATATAGTTGGTAGATATGTAAATAGTATAATGTATAAATATTCTTGTTTTATCCAGACGTGTAATATATTTAATTTAAATAACACTCATCAAATACAAATATATAAGGATGATTATGTAATGCAAAAAATAAAGGAAAATAGTATAGACAATAATATTAATAATAAAGTATTAAATGAATTATTTTGCGAAAAGGAATTATTTTTACAAATACAATATATAAACGGGAATACATTATTTACTTATTTACAATTAGAACGTTCTATTGTAAATAGCGAGAAGAAAAAAAAGGACATTGAGAATAAATGTAATTTTTATAGAGATAATTTATTGTACGTTTTGTTTCAAATATATATGCCTTTGTTTGATTTATCAAAAACCCAAAGTTTCTCACATAATGATTTACATAGCAAAAATATAATTATTTATTTTAATGAAAAACCTATTACTTTTATATATAATGTATTTGATAGAAGTGGTAAAAGACAAACCATTAAATTTAAAACATGTTATATAGCAAAAATTATTGATTATGGGCGTTCTTTTTTTTATAAGGATAAAATGGAAAATACATATAATACCGAAATTAATTGTAGCACGAATATAAAAACAAAAATACAATTTGATAAAAGAATTGATTTGAATTTGTTTGTTGAGATATTTTACATTTATAAAAATATGAAGAATGATATTTCAAATTTTCAAGTTCCAGAACTTGAAATACTCTTTTCAAAAATAGGGTCTTTAACTAATATTTTTCCACAAGGAAATGTAATGACAACTATTGATAATATTTATTATAATCTTTTAAATTTTAGAAAATACACACCCAAGATAAAAACGTTCTACTATAATTTACTCGATGAAATAATTAAAAAAGAACAACCAATAATTACTGAAGCAATTAAAAAACCTCCATTGTCATTACAAAAATCATTGTCATTACAAAAATCATTGTCATTACAAAAATCAAAAGAATCCGATAATAAAGGTTCTATAAAAATATCATCACAAAAAGAAAAAATATCATCACAAAAAGAAATAATATCATCACAAAAAGAAATAATATTTGAAACAAATGAAAGTGAAAATATAGAAAACCCAAGTTTAATTCGAAGAATTAGAAGAACAATGAGAACAATGACATTGGTCCGTTGATTGATATAAAATTATTATATTATTTCCATAAATAATTCGTTAGTGTATAATAAAATATTTCTTCTATATATAATACACTAATGGATGGAGAACTTGTTATTTTGATTGATATGATGGAAAGAGTTTCGAACCATGGCTCTTTTCCTTTTTCTTTGACTTTGACATCATCATCCCATTCACAACATAAAAAATATGATGACGATGACTTGGATAGAAGAAACCATGGCTCTCACTTTCTACCTTTACGAAATAAAAGTCCTTTCAATTCGAGCCATGGTTTGATGTATCCTTATATAAAATCATATTATCAACAAGTCCATTCCAATCCATTCATCGAAACAACCATCTTATATGTATTCGTTATATTGGCAATATGTATGACCAGTAGAAATGAAGTATATGATTTTTAGATAGCATGCATATTTTGAAAGAAAATAATAAATCTTCAAGGGTCTAAAATTCGGGTGTATGTGTTCGGAAAATACATCCCTGTTGTGAAAGATTCGGAATATTCACTATAATATTCGGATCTTGATATTTCGCAGTATTCATCCATATTTTTATTATACAAAAATTCTTTTTCGGGGAAATCGTAATACCATTAATATGAGAACCCATTTTCTCTGGACTAATCGTGAGAGATTCTCCCATCAAATGATAAAAAAGGGTTCTCCATACTTCACTCACCACCTTATTGGCGACCTTATAAGAAAAACACCCCCCATCCCGGTTTTGAGGGTCTTCCCACATAGGAGTAATACCATCACGCATAATAAACAACATGCAATTTTTAATCATATTTTCCCCCATATGTTCATTCAAAACAATCACCTTTTCCATAGTATCAATTGAATCCATAATTATATGATAACTAGATAAATCCCATTGATGATTATTTGGCAAATGATAAAATAGAGTCCATTTGTCGAATAGAGTATGGCAATGGACCTCTATTGTTTTATCTGACACCGAACCCGAACCCGTTTGGTTTTGGGATAGAATCGGCGTATTAATTTCCAATAACGATGTCATCACACCCGTTTATTATTTAACTATATATATTTATATTGTTTTTATCATTTGTATTTTATTTTATCTACAAATTGTATAACCAATACTATCCAATAATAGAAATTCACCGAATTGTAATCGAATATTTGTGAAATTCATATCTATTACATCGAGATAATATTCGTCATCAAAAATATAGGATTCATATTGGTTCTCAAGTAGTCGTTTTATAAATAGAGAACCTAGAATATTATTCCCCACATAGAATGAATTCAATGGAATCTTCAATAATAGGGGGTCATTAGTCATATGAGGATGATAATATTCTATACATATAAACCGGACTTTTGATTCTATAAGAGGAATCGGAATCACAACGCTCATATCGATAGATTCATTGGGTATAACATAATGAAACATTTTATTCTCATAATTCATAGTCACCATTATTTCCATTATATCTTCCGAATATTGGATATATTTATATCCCTTTTCTTTATAAGAAGTAATAGTATCAGTCCCGAGAATATTCTTGACATTTTTCGGTATATTATCTTGTTCTTGATATACTAATTTATAAAACGGGTCTTGGAATAGGTTCTCATATATATCGAATTTATTATATTGGTTTTTTCTATGGACCAGAATAGACATATTGATCCAATTATTATTTTGAGGGTCGATAGAATATCCCATAAAATATGCTCTGGTACATCTATACTTATAAGAGATGACGTGAGAACATTTTTTTATTATGGGGGAATTTTGAATGGCATCCGTCAAATAATTATAAAACATAAAGAGAGACACCAAATTCTCTTCAAAGAGAGATTCTAGAAAGTTTGACAAATTTTCGTAGATTCTTGTAAATAAAAATATTACACTATACATTAGTAGTAATATTTTTACTATTAATTTTATGTCATTTTAACGATATGTATAATATGGACGGTTCAAAAGTAAAAAGGGTAGGATATATCGAAAATTTGGTCCATCATCATAATAATAATGATAATAATATCTGTCATGGTGGTGATGACCGTGATGACCGTGATGGCTATGATGGCTATGATGATGATGACCGTGATGGCTGGATCTACTGGAATCGCTACTCGAAGAACTTGAACTGCTGCTGCTGCTGCTACTACTGCTACTTGATTTAGAAGTCATTTGTTTATATAAATAACATATCCAATATTTTTTTCGAAAATAAAAATTCAAATGTTCTCCCTAAAATCCTCACGTCTATTCCATCGTAAAATAAAAATGTAATTACAAAACTACACATCTATAAATCTAAATATAAATATAGCGGAAAATCGATATAAAAGATATATAAGTAAGTAATATATAATAGAAATATATAGCATGTCGTCTGATTCTTCTCATCAAGAAGATACTTACGAGAAAAAGGTATTACCCTCTGGAAAACCCAATGCCAAATATATCGATTTATGTGAGGAAGATCCCCCGATTGCGGGACAGAAATTCGCATGTCTTTCTTTTGTTTCTCCAGAGAATATTTTGAAAAAGAGAGAACTTTACTTATTCGAACAATTTGTGAAAAACTGGGAGTTTTCGAAATCAATGGAGCGTTATTTCGAGTTTATTCAATTCACTGCATATAAATATAATTTGAATGTCGAGGAATTGATTGATGACTTTAATCAATTTATAAAGGAGGAATCCGAAAAGATTAAAAAGAGTGGTATTGAAGATGATTATAAGAATTATATGGATAAACAAGAGGAGAAATTGGTGGAGAAATTCAATAAGGAACATTCTTTCCAGACATCAGTCCGTGGTCTCAAAGTCCGCGGTGTATATCCAACACAAGAAGAGGCAGAGATGCGATGTAAGAGTCTTCGTGAGAATGATCCGAATTTCGATATTTTCGTAGGACCCATGGGAACTTGGTTGCCATGGGATCCAGATGCCTATAAAACGGGTCGTATGGAATATTTAGAAGAAGAACTCAATGCCCTTCATAAAGAGAAAATCAAGAATGAGGAACAAGCCAAGAGAAATTTCGAGGAACGTGTTCGTGAGACGAAACGAAAGGCTATTATTGAGAACATTGAAAAGGCAAAGTCTTCTGGTAATGTTCTCACCCAGACCTTGGATGAGAATGATAATTTGATTGGTGTTCGTGAAAAAGTGAATTTCGAGGAAAGAGAAGTTTCCGAAAATTAATATAAAATATTGTGTCTAGTATAGTATATTATTATAATAATATACTATTATGTTTTTACACACGAAAAAAAAGATGCAAACTATTTTTGATTTTATCTCCAAATTTATAACGGGGGTTTTACATACTATAGATGACGATTCTTCTGATGAAGAGAGCGAAGGAGACATTTTTGATGAAATAAAAGATCGTATTTTACAAAAATCGAGTTCCTCTTCTACTATAAAATGTGGTGTCATAAAGGGAGATAAATATCAAATATATCATGAAGATGATATTCCTGATGATGACTACTACGCAGAATACGAAGATGAGGAAAGCGAAGAGAAGGAGGAAGATGAGTATTTATGTAAAAAATAAACACAAAATTGAAATAATAATAAATATAAGAATAAACCACATAAAAACATCAATATTATCAATAAATCGCATAGCATACAATGAATACATTCTATTATATACTACTGAAAAACACCCGTTTCAATGATTTCCAAGTTTTCAAGGAAGTGATTGAAAAAAACCGCGAAAAATCACATTATGACCTCTTTGATTCCATCATGATGTTTCTGGATAAAAGACATAAAAATGATGATATTATGGAACACCTCATTTATTATGAGGTATTTGAAGAAATGAAAAAACAATGTCATCATCAAGAAAAATATACGTTTGATAAGAGATCATTGAAATCGTCGCCCCCAAAAAATATAGAACAACAACAAAAACAAACCCCCGAACAAATATCGGCAAATAAAATCCAGAAAAAATTCAATATAATTAATAAGATCGATGAAACCAAATTCCTTTCCTATGAGAAAAAAGAGAAATATAGAAACATCTTTCAAAAGAGTCAATCAGTATATCATATATTGAATCGTCTCGTGGCAAGATATAGAATGAAGAAAATCCCCATATTTATGGCGACAGATTTATATATGAATCCTATTGAAGAAACCCAGAAAAATGTCATTACTATTATACAAAACAATAAAAAATACCTATTTACCGTTCAAAATATGATCCATATTATAGAAACCGCATTATGTAATTCCCCCTATTTCTTTTCGACCCCCCTTTCTATAAAAAACCCATATACGAATATCCCCTTTGAAAAATCGATCCTTTATGCCATCTATTTTCAATTGAGAGAGACAATGATGAATATACATCCGATATTTCATGCATATTTCATCACAAATTTCAATCTATTACAATTCCGCGAAGAAAACGAGGCGCTGATTCATAAACATTATCTCGCACAATATGTCAAGAATATAGATGACGATACTGGATATAATTTGGTCATGGAAATGATGAGTTCCTATGACTATTTACGATATATTACTATCCACCGAGATTTCCCACGAAAGAGATTGATTGAAATAATGAGACCTTATATTACCATTTATATTGAAACTGTTTATGTATCGAATTCTTATTCTTATTATAAATCACAGATATTAAGAAAACATTTGAATAAATTCTTATTATTCAATGTTGATTTCGGTAGGAAAAACGTGAAAATGGTGGATGGAAAATTAGTGACGACATTTAATGATAATCATCCCAAGTTCTCTCTATGTAATAAAAACGACTATTCCAAATCACATTGTGAAATAGAAGACGAAATTTTTAAAACCAGCGAAACAATCTATCGTTCGGTTCCTGTTATATCTCGTGGTAGAGAAAGAAGAGAATATAGTGTAACTAGTGAAGAAGAATATAATACTATCCATTCTGATGGTAGTGGTAGTGATAGTAGCAGTAGTAGTGGCGATGATGATGGTTCTCTTTCTGAGAATAGTGTGAGAACTAGGGATGAGGTGGAAGAAATACCAACACCAAATCAAAATCAAAATCAAATCCAAACACCTCAATACAGAGTGAGGAGACCCCCATTAAATGAAAGAAGACCCAATAGACGACCTCGTCTTGTTGTTCCTCTTCATCGAAGGGGTAGTGTAACAAGAGAGATGGGTGATGGTGTTGTTCCATTACCCCCACCCCCACCCCAACCACTAATGAATAGTGATCCCATTATAGATAATTATGTAATGCTAATAGTTGATATAGAAGAATCTGACAAAAATGAAGAGATTATATCATTTGAATGGACGGAGGATAGAATAAGTAATGGTGGTGATAATGGATACTAGATTATAATGTTGTTGTAGTTGTAGTTGTAGTTGTATATAATATTTTTTCATTTTTTATGTAAATCCCGAAATGGTAATCTCATTCCCCAAATAATATAATTTACAACTATTCGATATGTTTGGTGTAGATGAAGTTATATAAATAGTGGTGGTTCCAGATGTATTATCTAAATTATAGGAGGGATCCGAGCCATATGTATTTGTATAACGTGTTAATCTGTAACCGGGTAATACGAAAAAACCTGTATCTTTGTTCGCTATACCCTTGGAACTAAAATCACTGATGGAAGAGAATATAGGAAACATTGATCCAGTATTTGAAAATAAATAGGCTCCTTCACGACCCGGATAAATAAGACTCTTGGAAACATTCATAGTTCCACTCACATCCATTGTATATGTGGGGTTTGATTTACCAATTCCTACATTTCCACTACTATAATATATATTTGATCCACTACCATTCAACCATTGACTAGGACCCGTAGGACCCGTAGGAGAATAAAATTCTGATGACATGGTTTCTTGAACTGTCATGTCTATATAATCATTTGTATCAACAATGACATTAAGAGGAATTGAAATATATATAGTATGAATACCACTACTTAATACTGACGATGGTATGAAATTATTTGTTATTCTTTGATGATTACCATAAGAAGAAGGGAAATATGTGAAAGTGTCCATAGAAACACCATCCACCATGAAAGAAAACACATAAGGACCCCCCGTTTGTGGGATGATTGTAAAGGATGTGAAAAATATGGTATTTCCCCCCAATGAAGTATATGTAGTATTCCATGCGGTAGGTGATGCTGGCGTGGTTGTCCCTATAAATTGTGAGGTAGGATTGACTGACTTAAATAATTGTGTATTTGTTATTTTGACACCGGCACCAGTGGGACCGGTCGAACCGGTGGGTCCGATTGATCCAGTGGGTCCGATTGATCCAGTTGGACCAGTAGCTGAATTATATATTGACCCCCTTTGATATATATTACCAATAAAATTAATATCACCACTAATATCCAGGGTATATGAAGGGGACATTGTTCCGACACCTACCGAAGTGCCGGTAAACGATATATTCGTTTTATCTATATTACTATTCCATTGGCTACCTATATAAGGTTGGTTATTTACATATAACGCGGTGACATTCACTATACCACTGACATCTAAACGACCATTGAAGGAAGAATCGGATGCGACACTGATACGACCATTAGCAGATATATCAGAACCAACATATAATTTTCTATTTAAAGAAGCATCTAATCCAACCAATAGACGACCATTCGCGGAAATATCAGAACCAACATATAAATTTCTATTTAAAGAAGCATCTAATCCAACCAATAGACGACCATTCGCAGATATATCTAAATCTACCTGTAATTTCCCTCTCGCAATTGTAATTTCAGTTGCCGTTCCCAATACAATTTGATTAGTTGCTGTAATTTTAGCACTATTACCAATAGCTGTGCTACCATTAATTATTGCCCCACTCACTGCTGATATATCAGCACCGTAACCCAAAAATGTATTCCATCCACCTGTATTATTCTTGCCAGTATAAGCACCAATAGCAGTATTATAATGCCATGTCCCATTACTCCTTAAAGATTCATACCCTATACCAATGTTATGGTAACACTGATCACCGCTCATACCAAATAATGTATTCACCCCAATCCCAATATTCGCTCCACCACCACTAACATTTTGTAACGCACTAGAACCAATAGCGATATTATTATCTGCGTGTCCATCATTTAAAGCCAGACTACCAATAGCGATATTATTAGAACCGATGCCTGTAGATATTATATTATTAAAACAATTTCCAATATATACATTTTTATAAACATCATCTTGTATTATTTTTTTCATATAGGAATTTCCAGCTACTTGTAATCGCCCATTGAAAGAAGAATCATTAGCGACACTGATACGACCATTCGCGGAAATATCAGACCCAACATATAATTTCCTATTTAAAGAAGCATCTAAACCAACCAATAGACGACCATTAAGAGAAACATCAGAACGGAACAAGGTGGAACCAACAACATCCAAACGACTATTGAAAGAAGAATCATTAGCGACACTGATACGACCATTCGCGGAAATATCAGACCCAACATATAATTTCCTATTGAATGAAGCATCCAACCCAACCATCAGATTTCCATTCGCGGAAACATCAGAACGGAAAAGGGCGGAGCAAGAGACATCCAAACGACCATTGAAAGAAATATCTGAACGTAATATAGATATTCCATTAACATCTAAACCACCTCTTACAACAATATTTTCTGATGCGGTTCCCAAAACGATTTGATTAGATGCCGTGATTTTCGCACTATATCCTATAGCAGTAGAACTATTATAGGGTCCTCCACTAATATCAGAATTACCACCTAAAAACGTATTATTAGAACCTGTAGTAGATTGATTACCAGCGACATTCCCAATAAATATATTATTAGAACCCGTAGTAGAATTATTTCCAGCACCATATCCAATAGCAATATTTTGAAAAGAAGTAATATTTTGTCCAGCATTTGAACCTATTGCAATATTTTCAGAAGTCGATGACGTTGATGTTTTTAAAGCATTATTACCCACTGCAAAATTATTGCTTCCTAATCGGGTAGTAAATCCTTTACCTAAAAATGTATTATTTGAAATATCATCTTGAATAATAGTTTTCATATAAGAATTACCCGTTACTTGTAAAACACCACCAAATGAAGCATCAGAACCTACAAATAATTTCATATTCAAAGAAACATCTGAACCTACCGAAAGACGACCATTCAAAGACAAATCGCCAGTAATCACACCCCCACTACTATCCAATTTTTTATTCACCGCATTCGTCAAATTGGCAACAGCCGTCACATCACCAGATAAACTCTGGGCTATTTCTTGAATCGTATCCAATGTTGCGGGTGCAGAACCAATCAAAAACGCCAAAGCCCTTCCTACATATTGAGTAGTGGCGACCTGATTCGACCCACCGAATGTAATATTTTCATTATAAATATTAGTAGTAGAAATATCAAGAGTATAAGAGGGTCCAGTATAATCCAAACGACCCCCAAACGAAGCATCCGATCTAAATAATGCAGTTCCAGAAACATCCAATGCTTGTGAAGGATTCGTCATACCAATACCGACCCTTCCTGAATTAAAATAGATTGAACTTGAATCATTAGTCGTCCATTGACTACCTATATAAGGTGCGCCTTTCACATATAAAGCCGAAGCATTGACAATCCCCGAAACATCCAAACGACCCCCAAAAGAAACATCGGAAGCAACCAAAAGACGACCATTCATAGATACGTCATCCGTCATGACAGATTTCCCACTTATATCTAATGAATAATCAGATGATGGTTTTCCTATACCCATATTTCCCGAGATAAACATATTACCATTCGCGGAAATGTCGCCCTTTTGTAAAAATAAATGATTGTTTCGTAGCATCACATTTCCACCACTTATATCGATAAATCCCTTTACATACATTGAAATATATCTATTTATGCCGGATACATCCAACCAATTCCCACTCATTCTATTATTATATAATAATAGAATAATATGAATTTCTAATCGTCCATCGTCTCTTTTTATATTTTTATATAGTTCATTATATATTACACAATCGGCGATATTTTTCGCGCGTCTAATTGTTCTCTTGTTAAATATATTTCTTTGAGATCACTGGAAGAATATCCTTGTGGTTTCGTAGTATCAACTGCCGAAGTATATTGATAGGGAGTATTGTAATTCTTACTTATTACAGTATTACTTTGTATGGATGGAATGTCAATCGGGCGTTTATAATACCCTATATCATTCGATGATTCTCTGAAATTATATTCCATTATTTCCTTGGCATTCTTTACTAAATAATTGCGATATTCCCAATTAGTCGTCAGTTTGTTTTTCTCGATAATATCTTTATTTATCGTGGATTCGGGTTGCCATGTAGAAGTAATAGAACGCCCATCCATCATAAGTGGTGGGAAAGAAGCATATTTATTATTCGTTGTATATCCTAAACTACTTTGAGGGACGGTTTCTTTTATAATTGGATAAGCATAATCTAAAGTAGCGGATTGTGAGAACATTATTATATAATATATTATATTTTATATAATATTTTATAATTATATTTTATATATCTAGAGATACTATTCTTCAACCTCTAAAATTCACCGCGTTCTAAAGGTCAAGTAGTTTGAGGAGTTCCCATTTTTTTAATTTATTAATATCTTTACCTTTGAATAATCCTTTCGACATGACCAAATTTTTCAAAGATTGAGTATTCATTTTTTTATAATCTGCTTCTTCTATGGATTCTTTTTCTTCTGGTTGTTCTTCTTGTTTTTCTTCTATGTTTTCTTGTTTTTCTTCTATGTTTTCTTGTTTTTCTTCTATGTTTTCTTTTTCTTCTTCTGGTTGTTCTTCTATGTTTTCTTTTTCTTCTTGTGTTTCGGGGGTTTCATGTAGATCAATTTCTTTCATTTCCCCATTCATATTTTGTTGGCGAGTAAGAATGGGAATATCAATAATATCGAATGTTGAAATAATATATTCATCATCATCGTCAATAGAATCACCATTTATTTCAGTTACTTCAAGATCACCTATTTCTTCATTAATTTTTATAATATGTATTAATTGGTTCTCCTCCTTCTCACCTTCGCCTTCCTCTTCGTCCTCCTCTTCATCCTCCTCATCCTCTTCATCCTCCTCATCCTCTTCATCCTCCTCATCTTCATCATCCTCTTCGTCCTCCTCATCATCAACAGAAACATCGATTTTATCAATACTTTCAAATGAAGGCAATACTATTTCTTTCCTAAAAGGGGTATTTATTTGACATTTATTTGAACTACAACTCTGATCAAGGGTGTTATGTGGAGATCTCATTAAAATCATTTCTTTGACTACATTATTGACAATATCAAACATTGTATCACCCTTTTTTTCTATAGAGTTCAATCTTTCTTTAAAATGATAGACTAAAAGTAATATGAGTATAAATGTTATTCCTAAACTAATGAAAAAAAACGTTTCGATAAAGTTAGAAAATACCATTTCTTTTATTATAGTTTTATACTTTTTTCAATATGAAATAAACGAATATATAGGTTCTCTCTTCAATAAAATAAAATATACATTATAATATAATGAATAGTATTAGAAATATATCGCCACCACCACCTTCTTTACAATCTTCCTCTTCAAATGGTGGAGAATGGAATAAAAATATATTGATTATAGTTTTAATCGTCGTTTTACTTTTATCGTTTTTAGGAATAAATATATTGAATCTGACCGGGAGTATTTTAGAAAATATCGTCAATATATTCAAACCATTATTTTCCAGTATTTTATATACATTGGGCATTTTAGTAGATAAATCGTCAGAAACGGTTGCGGGTGGTGCCAAGATTGGCATCGACGTCGTGGATGGTGTTGGGCATACCGTCGGAAATTTATTAATCAATGCGAGTCAGAACGATATATTACCAAATATGAAGCAACAATTAGACACCGCCATACAAAATGCCAAGAATGGTGGTGGATCAACAATCCCCATAACCGCCGATACTACTGCGAGTTCTATACAGACGCCCATTTCGGTTAAAAAGACGAGTAATGCATGGTGTCTAGTCGGTGAATATGAAGGTAAAAGGGGGTGTGTATCAGTAGAGGATTCTACAAAATGTTTATCTGGACAAGTTTTCCCTAGCCAACAATTATGTGTGAATCCGGCATTAACAAACCCATCCCATCCTTTACAGAGTGTACCTGAATAATAATAAGAGGGATAGATATTTACAGATTTTGATTCGTATATAGACCACCATATGAATTTGTTATGATGGAATTTTGATAATTATATAATGGGATTAAAGGATCTAAATATAAAGGAATATTTGGACCCGGTATTCCAGAAGATTGAGAGGGTGTTACGACCATTCCACAATCGGGGGTTTCTATAGTGGGTGTAATGGGTGTATAAGGATTTCTCACCACTTGTGCCCATTTTTGTTTTTTAGTGAGACTATTTTTTTTCGACCCCCCGCTATTCCCACCGGAACCCTTATATTGTAATATTTCGGCTTTTCTACGCATATCGAGTTGGAATTTCGTATATCCCCCCCCACTCATATCATATGGAGAACGAAGATCAAAACGATTTAAATTGAATAAAAGTCCTGGTGTAGTTCGATATGTCATTCTTGCTTTACGTTCAGAACAATAACTATTAAATGATGGGTCGATAGTTCCATTGGGGGATATAGAGATAAATGATGGATCGATATTTGACATGATGTTTTATAATATATTAGTTATATAATATATTATCTTATTTTACTGCTCTACTATGAAGAATACCATAGGTTTGATAAATATCCATAATAGGAAGAATTAACATTCGAATCGCCCACCATTTTCATATTGGGACCCACCGAAATAATAGCATTAATATCGAATATAGTGAGAGCATAATTATAATATCGTAGATTCGATAAATTGCCGGAGAACCCCCCATTTTGACATATATTCACATTATTATAGTTTTGTTTGGGAATATTGGGTAATTGTATCCGGGAAGCAATGACTCCATTGACATATACATCCATTGTGCGATTCTGGACACGTATTGCCACATGAAACCAATTACGGATAGGAATATTATTAATATCTACATAATTATTACTCATATCAGCGAGAGATGTGGTGTTCATAATAATATGTAGATTATTATTTTTGGGACTTAAATAGACACCAGGACTATTATTTACAGAGGCAATATTATTAGCATTGAAATAATTGTCTCCCTTATTAAAAATGTGTTGGTATTTAATGGAATCCGCACCAATATCATTTATATATAACCATAAAGACCACGTAAATTCGATGCCATTTGTTTCATTATTGGAACGAATTATAGATACAGCATTAGATGCTTTGGGGTCTTGTTGTATTATCATAGGTGTGCTACCGGAAATTGTTCCATTGATCAAATATGGATTCAAAGAAAAATCACTAAAATAGGTGATTAAAAAAATACCTAAATTCATTAATAAGAGGAAACCGACCAATACCAAAATAACAAATACGAACTTGGCAATAATAGTATTGGAATATAAAAAATCAGAAGATGCTTCAATACCGGCTTGTGTCTTGTCCGAAAAGTCGGACAATGTAGATTCAACATTTTCTTTTACACTCGAAATTGTGTCACCCACATTTTGAATTCCCGCTTTTACCGTTTCAGAAACCTCTAAATTTTTAATGGTTTGATTATCTTGGAAATTCATTATTATACTATTATTTTATATATAATACCTGTATATTTACAAAATGAGATATTATTTCATTTGATGTGGATTATCATTGATGGATAGAGAACTTAAAAGAGAGGCACATTACCATATAATAAATTGTCTTTATTAATCTGTATAGTGGCACCAAAAGCAGAAAAATAATTACTTTGACCATTCCCCCCCATATAGGAAGTCCATGCCGTTTGTGGGTCCATAGAATTCGTCCATCTCTTGAATTTCGCAACATTTGCATTGAATCCATCATTTTGTCCTGTTTGACTGGCGGGTTGCATTCCGCTATAGTTGCCTAAATATATACTAGTGGCGCCATCGGGTGGTTGTGCTGGTAATACATTATTGGCGCCGACAATCACTTTTTGTGATTTCACCAGTTTTCCATCTAAATAACAATCTACGAATCCACTATCAAAACTCACTATGATGTATACCCATTTTTGTATGGGGAAATTATCCGTGATTTTTAAAGTATGCACGCTGGCATTCCCCATATAAATATCACAATATAGGGTATTCGTATTTTTATCTAAATATACAGCTAAATTGTTTTGACGGCTAAATATTGTCTTTCTCGATATATTGTCCCAATTATTTATATATACCCATATTCCATATGAATAATTTATATTCGTAGGGGCTTGTATGGATGTAATCGCCGGATTATCTTTTGAAAGATTTGCTTGTGCTTGTAACGTAGAACCACTCGAATTAAAGAATAAATATAATACATAAATCAATATAATAACAATAATCCCTAAAATGACGACGACATAATTCATTGTATCTATATAATATAAATACAATATATTTATATTATGGATCTAAATATGGGATCTTCTTTCAACTAATCGGTGTGGGTGGATTTTTATTCATTAACAAGTTATATGTATTGATAATATCCATTTTGGTCAGAGGACGAAAGAAGAATTTTATATTACATAAAGCACCATATAGACCATCTTTCGATCCGATTGTGATGGTGTCCCCCAAATCATACGTGGGGAAGTTCTCATTCGACAATTGGAACGATGTTTCTAAATTGCCATTTACGAAAACGTCGCATATTTGATTTTTATAATTCACTACAATATAATTCCATTTCTGTTTATTTATATAGACAGTCGCGTTAGGTTGATCCGATTTGTTTGAGAAATAGAATAGTAATTTATCCTTTTTGTCTATATCTTCCGAATCCGAATCATTATAATAGGTAATGAGGGGCTTTCCTTTTCCATTCTGTCCATAACAGAATATGGGGTTTTCTTTTGAATAGGATGAATAAGTGGGAGGTTGTGAATTCAGATTTATCCACATAGATATACTATAATCCTTTCGAAAAATATTGACCGACTTTTCTTTTGAAGGATCTGTAAATGGATCCGGTTCAATCATTGCAATCGAATTCGCACCGCTTAATATTCGGGGGTAATCTAAATACCACGACTCTTTTAATAGAAGAATACCATCCCTTTTAAATACGAATCGTAATATTTGTGGATAATAAATATATAGGATAATACTGATTATTTCTAAAAAGAATATAATATATATCACATTTGTCGTGATACTGAGTTCTTTACGAATATAATTGATGAAATCCACTAGAAGGCAGGGAATATAAAAGATGAAATAAACGATGAATCCTGTCCATCCTGTGAGGGTTTTTAAATAATTGCTAGTAAATAAGAATAAAATGGTGAGCAAAAACAAGACTACGAGTCCAATTATCCCGTAAAAAATATAGTCGATGAAATTACTACCGATTGAATTGATTTTAAATGTAGAATAAAAATACCCGACGGACATCATGATTAAAAATGCGAATCCTATAATAATCATATTTGAATATCGAGAACCCCCAGTTGTTTGTGGAAAGAAAAAATAAATCATTAAAATGAGGGGTATGATAATGGATATGGAATATACGAATGCGTTTGTATTTAATGCTGAACGATCGGATGAAGCATAATATAAAATAACGGCGACAATTATAATAAATGCATATATAACACTATAACGTATAAGAGTTTCACGGGACTCGTTGTCTTGGACCAAGTCTTTGAAATATTTGAATCTATCGTCTAAAGTATGTTGAATACTTGATACTATACTATTTTGTGAATAAAACACACTTTCTAAAAATTGGGGTATATCTTTAATATATCCATAATCACGGGCGAATATTATGGCTACTATAATAAATCCTACAAATGATCCTATCACTACTCCTGCGATTTCTCCGTCGTTTAATTTGGATTTTGGTGGTGCGGTGGGTGGTGGTGTTGGGGGGTCTACATTGGATGGAATGTTTCCCATATGAATCTATATTATATATATATTTCTTATCGAAAAATATATACGTGTTTAGTTTTTATTGGGGTGGGGTGGGGTGGGGTGAGTTACGTTACATAATGAGTGACATTTTCATGACGGATTGTCTTTTGAATTGTGGTTGTTGTGGAATGGTATTTTTTATAGTTATAGGTGGTGGTATAGGGTGTTCAATAATGTTCTCTTCTTTTTTCTCTTCTTCTATAGAAGACTCTATAGACTCTATAGACTCTATAGGTATATTTCCGATTTCACCGTTCTTTTCAATATCTACTTCTATGGTCATTGAAAAAGAATGTTGTGAAGACGGACGCAGACGACTACGAAAAAAGTCTAAAAAAAAAATCGCCGTACGAATAATGTGAAATTATAGGTGATTTTTCTCGAAGCCCGGACCTTGTTGAATTTCTTATGCTCGAAATCATATTCGACTTGTGATTCGATTAAACTGATTTCTTCACTTGTTAAAGCACCTTCAAAAATATTGTTTAAAATAGTCACCACCAGTAATTTTTTATCAATGCCGGATTTATTCGGTATTAATTCTTCTACTACATTACAAACAAGAAGAGTCAATTCGGGATTCATTTTTAATTCACATATAAAAGGTATATCGCTCTTAATTCTCTTGGATACTTTATCAAGGGTTTCATAGAATAAAAAGTGTTTTTTCAAAGAGTTTTGAATTGGAAAGTAATTGAGAAATGTTTTGGTGAGTTTGATATCCATTTTATTTATATATACATTTACAAAACATTTTTTTCAGAATTCCAATTTAGAAAATTGAAACTCTAATTTTCTAAATATTCAAACGTACCTAAAACCTAAACAAAAACAAAAACAATGACAATGAATTTATACAACATTTTCGAAAAACTACCCGAGGATTTATTCAATTATATATTATCGTTTATCGAACCCGTTTCACCAGGAACACAGGCAATCCGCCAAGAAAAAAGGGAACGGATCAATATAAAAATAAAGGGTGCGGTTTCCCGAAATAGTAATGAAAATATGGAGGATCATTGGGTGTTTGGTTTCACAGATGATATAGATGAAACATTACAATTACAGGCGATAAATTGTATCGATTGTGGGAATTATATTTTGAATGATATACATATACCCGATAGAATTCAGTGTCATTGTTATGAATAATTGGATTGGTGTGTGTGTGTGTGTGTAAACATAAATAATATTACATTTACATTTTCTCATTTCTACGCGTTTTATATTTAATTTTATTATCATTCACTTTTCTTGAATAATATTATA